AATTGATGTAAGCAGACTCCCTGAAAAGTTCCGTAAATATGCAGCAGAAATTGATGAAGTGTTCAATGATAATGTCCCGTGGGGATGTTGGGGTGGATGCATTTAAAACGATACAAAATTAAAGGAGGATTTGAAAATGAAACAAAGCGAGTGTATGTCTATTATCAATAGACTGTTTATTAAACACATCAAGGAAAATGAAAATATTTTTAGGAGTTATAAGTATAATGACCATAGGGCGTGTGATTTAATTGTCAACTTCAAAAAAGATGTTGAAAAGCATGGATTGAAGTTCTCAAAATGCTATCACGCAAATGGAATTGGAAACAACAATGATTATACAATCTATCTTGAATCACACGATGATGATGGCTTTATCATCAAGAAAGAAATCGCAAATTTCTATTATTGTTATGGGCTTAGTGGAGGATGCTTTGTGTTTGTGAAAGATTTGAGAACAGGAAATAAAGTTACAGTCAGTCGTGCGAGATAAAATTAAAATTAATAATTGAAAGGATGTGCGTTATCATAGGACTTGATATGTACTTGAACAGAATGCCTCGTTACAAGAACACTACTGCAAGTGAGGTAAGCGCAATTGAGGATTATCTTGATTGGCTGGAAGTGAAGGCAAACAACGATAAAAATGCAAATTGTACAATGGAAGAATGGTGTGGAGTTGATGAAAGTGAACTTCCAGACAATGATGCAATTGAGTTTTATAAACCATTCTATATCAAGCGTTATTCCACTTGGGATACCGAACACAAGTATGGGTATAACAGAATCATGGAGCAGGTCGGTTATTGGCGTAAGGCAAATGCAATTCATTCGTGGATGATTGACCATGTTCAAGACGGCGAAGATGATTGTCGATACCATAATGAATGCACAAAGGAAATTCTTGAGGAACTGCTTGAAACTTGCCGCAAGGTACTTGAGTCTTGTGTAATGACTTATGGTAAAGTCAAAAACGGTGAGCGTCTTGTTAATGGGAAATGGAAACCCATTTATGAAAATGGCATGACTGTAATTGACTCTAGTGTGGCGGAAGAATTGCTGCCATCTTGTGATGGATTCTTCTTTGGAGGAACGAATTACGACCAGTGGTATGTGGATGATATTACAAACACCATTGAGATTCTTGAAAAGGTTCTTGCGACAACGGATTTTAAAACACAGATGTTGGCATATTGTAGTAGTTGGTAAACAATACAAAATTAAAAGGGGACTTGCATAAAGTTCCCTTAATTTAAAGGAGGAAAATTAAATGACTCGTAAAAAGTATTACAATCTCGTGAATGAATTTATGCGGCTGAAAGACCAGCAAAAGGTTTTGGACAAGTATCCGAAAATGTTTGAAGCAATTTGTATTTACTGCTTTAAACTACCTAAGAGAATTCGTAAAGATTTGTTCTATGAACTTGCACAAGGGAATTGGAAACATCTTTGGGAAACGGATGAAGAAAAGAAAATGACAATTGCGGAGTTGTGTGAACAACTTAAATGGGACGTGTTTTATTGCAGCGACAGAATGTCTTGGGACAGGCTTTGTAGAATTCATTGGAATTGGCAGAGAATTAAGGATAGACTGTGGAATCAAGAAATGGATAAAGAGCTTGCTAAAATTGAAAATGATGTAACTGAATTTCATGTTGCAAATGTTTATGACCAGTATTAAGGTGTAGAGAAATCTGCACCTTTTCTCTTGATATAATACAAAATTAATGTATAATGGAGGTACAATTATGAAAAAGACAAACGAAAATAAAGTATGGATGGACAGAGAAGACTATATTAATTATCTTTCAGTAAAGACAAACGAGGTACATATAAGCGACCACAACAGTAAGACAGGCTCTTTGTGCAATGACTTAGCATTTCCCGTTTGTACTTGTCGCGAAGATGCCCCATGTAGAAACGGCGGCTGCTATTGTATGAAAGGCAGACAGCAAATAGCAGTTGTACAGGCCGCATATACAAGAAACTTGAGACTATACAATACAGATCCGGTAGACTTTTGGGAGCAAGTAAAATTTAAGATCAAGCACCGTCCGTATCCGTTGTTTAGGTGGACAGATTGCGGTGATATTCCTGATGCGGACTTCTTTGTTGGGATGGTTGACTTGGCAAAGACGTTTACCGATATTAAGTTCCTTGCATATACAAAGAAATATTGGATTGTAAATGAATGGATTGATAAGAACGGAGACTTGCCAGATAACCTTACAATCAGATTTTCTGCATGGCATATTGGTTGGAAGGTAGAAAATCCTCATAATTTACCGGTTGCTTATGTGGATTTCAAGGACAAAACTTTGAATCCTGAGTTTCCAAATGGGACAACTGGTTGTCCTAATCAAAAGGATAAAACAATCACTTGTAGTATCTGTAGAAAGTGTTTCAATAAGAAAATTCAATCTGTTAAGTTTGACCAACATTAACAATACAAAATTAATATAAGGATGTGATATTTATGATTATTTGTAAACAATGTTTTAAAGGAGATGAACCGCGCAAGGAGGCAGAATTTGATTACTGGCAATGGTTTGATTCAACAGAAGATTTTTATGACCCACATGGACACTGTTGTGATATATGTGGAAAAGAGTTTGAAGACGGAGAAACAGTAATTTTAGTTGACGAATAACAGAAAGGAAATGACATAATTTATGGCAGCTAAGGATTGGACAGGAAATAGCAAGGCAATTTATTCTTGCCATGGTGCGAGCAACCATAGTGAAACTGAACGAGAAGTAAATGATTATTATGCCACCCCTCCAAGTGCAGTAGAAATGCTACTTGAACTTGAGGAGTTTAGTAAGGTGATTATGGAGCCCGCTTGCGGACAAGGCCATATTGCGGAAGTTCTTAAAAGTCATGGGCATACAGTATGTGCAACAGACCTTATTGACAGAGGATATGGTATTGGAAATGTAGATTTTTTTAGTATTAATGATCCGAGAAATATGGACATAATCACAAACCCACCTTATAGTCTTGCAAAAGAATTTGTCGAACACGCAATGGATATTGTGACAGACGGACATAAAGTCGCTATGTTCCTTAAGCTAACGTTCCTTGAGGGGCAAGGCAGAAAAGAATTGTTTAAGAAATATCCACCGAAGATTGTTTACGTTTCTATTTCTCGTATTGGGTGCGCCAAGAATGGAGAGTTTAAAAAGGATAAGAATGGAAATCTAAAAGCGGATTCGGCTGTAGCGTATTGTTGGTATGTCTGGCAAAAGGGGTTTAGTGGAAGTCCGACTATTAAATGGTTTAATTAAGGAGGAAGATGAATGAAAATTGTTAGAAATGGAAACGAATTTGAACTTACAAAAGACGAACTTTATACGGCATATCTAGAACAAGAGCATGAATTTGACAGAGATACTTGTTTGTGTTACATTGATGAACATTTTAGCGACGATGAATGGTATGGCGAAAAGAGTTATGATGACATTGTGCAGTTAGCTGATAAAATGGCATATGAGTATCGAAGGTATGTGAATAAGTATTTAGATGAGGATTCCGCGCTATCCAATGCATGGGATTGTATTAAAGGAACAACACAAAATTAAGGAGGAACGGAAATGAAAATATTTGCAGTATCAGACATTCATTCGTTTTATACGCCTATGAAAGAAGCGCTTGATAAAGCTGGATTTGAGTCTGGGAATGAGCAACAGTTGCTAGTGATTTGTGGAGATTGCTTTGATAGGGGTGATGAAAGTCAACAGGTCTTAGACTATTTAATGAATGTACCAAATAAGGTACTTGTCAAAGGCAATCACGAGAGCCTTTTCGAAGAGTTTTGTCAGCGCCGCTATCCTATGTCTCATGACTGGTCAAATGGTACGGCAAAAACTATTATGGATTTGGCTCCAGAAGCAAAAAACTGGGATGCCGCTTGCATGGTTGCAACTGAAAAGATGAAGCCGTTGCTAGATCAAATGGTTGATTACTATGAAACAGAAAACTATATATTCGTGCATAGCTTCCTTGCCCTAAAGTGCAATGATAATTATCCCGTATATTATACAAGAAATAGAAAGTTTGAGTATAATCCAGATTGGAGAACTGCTCATGCTTCTGCTTGGGAAACTGCAAGATGGGGAAACCCGCTTGATCTTGCAATGAAAGGGCTAAACAAAACAGGGAAAACAATCATAGCGGGCCACTGGCACTGTTCGACTGGCTGGGCAATGGAAGCTGGTATCCCTGAGTTTGGATATGGTTCATGTTTTGAACCGTATTATTACAAGGATGAACTAATTATGATTGATGCTTGTACAGCTTACACGCACAAAGTAAATATACTTGTGATTGAAGATAATTTAATTTGAAAGGAAATTAATTATGAAAAACTGGTGGAAGAATCCTGTACTACAGGGAGAAGACAATGATTATGGTCAGTATGATTATCTTATTGAAGAGCTTCCACATGACGAAGCCAATTGGGAATGGTATTACAGAAAGTGTGATGCTTGCGGGAAATATCATAGGTTGAATTTTTATTCTAACCATTACTTTTACACGTATGACGGTTGGGATTCGTTTGATTATACTGATTGTTGGAAGTGCAGATTTGAGAATAAGGTTTGGGGAATCAAGAATAAAATTAAAAAGGAAATTAAAGCTCATAAGCTGGCGTTTTCTTTGCTAAATAGAAAACATTCTGTTAAGAGAAATCTTGAGTATTATAAACTTGGGCTTAAAATTGGTAGAAATTGAGACTCGTGAATAACGAGTCTCTTTTTAATTGAAAGGAGATTAATTATGCAACATATTATCAAAAAAGGATATAAGTTATTTGAAATGAGGGATGATAATAAGTTATTCCCTCTTTTTATTTCTAAGACTACAGAAACACCAATGCATGAATGGGTTATGGCGGAAATAGTTGAATATCACCCTCAGTTTGCACATCGTCCGGGGTGGCATTTGGGTGCGGTAATCCCCTCTGCTCCATGGCTTATGTCTGCAAATGGAACTTATAAAAGCCAAAGAGGAAAACGCTTCAAGAGAGTTTGGTGCGAAGTAGAATATGTGGCAGATATTGATTATACTTCTGTCGTAGAAAAACTTCCTAAAAAGTGTTTTACAGATAGACTACCAGATGGAGGATTCTATAATTTTAGAGAATCTGGAAATAGGCTTTGGGTAATTGCAGACAGAATTAGAGTTACAAGAATTCTTACGGAAAGTGAGAGAGTTAAAATTCTTAATGATATGAATTATAACGAAGCAGAAGCATTTGAACCTTATCGTAAGGCAATGGAAAAGAGGATGGCGAGTTGACAAAATATTCTCAAAATTCTTGACAAAACAAAATTAATGTGGTAAGATTATCATAGAAAGGAAGAGAAATATGGAAACATTGTATGGCGGTTGTTCTGAAAATTGTGCAGGATTTTGCAGAAGGCATAATTGTCATATGACAGTCAAGCAGATTAAGGGCAGAAATTGCCTTGGCAAGCAGTGTTGGTATTTGGTAAAGAATGAAGAGCATGAGTGGTGGGCGCAAAGAGAGCGCACAAAGCAAAAGAGAAAGAATAGAAAAGAAGAAATTGCTAATATGTGCAAAGCATATGGACTGTAATGGAGGTTTATTATGAACAATGCAAGAAGAAAAAAAATTGCGAATGTAATTAAGGAAATTGAAAAAACAATATCCGATATTCTATCAGATGAAATGGAAAGCTATGATAATATGCCGGATGGAATTAAAGAATCTCAAAACGGATATAATTCAGAAGCTGCGCAGGACAGTTTAGACAGTGCAATTGATTCGTTGGAGGAGGCAATTCAGTATTTGGAGGAGATCGAGTGAATGTAGGAAAATGGTATTCGATTAAAGTAAATGGACAAATTGTTGACGCTTTGTATACTGGTGTCACGAATGACGGAAAGCATGTCTTGAGATATTCTCAAAATGGAAAATTAAATGTTTGCACTTATTCAGAAGACGAATTAAAGGATGTTGTTGTAAATGACAAAAGAGTATATAATGGGGTGGTAAAGCATGTGCCGAAAGACACCGAGATCAATAAACTATTTCTTGGTTGGATTTGGTACATTTTTCTTATGATTATCATAAGTATTTTCAAAGGCAACTTTATTGGATGGGCATTTATTTCGTTCTTTTTCTTTAGCTGGCGCAAAAAAGTTAAAGAAGAAGCCACATATTATACGAAGGAGTGATTTTTATGCCAAGCGGAAGACTTGAAAATGAAAACAAAGAATTTAAAAAGATTGAAGAGCAGCTTGAAAATTTGCCAGATATTTTTTCGGAATATTATTATGCGCTTAGAGCAGAAAAGAAGTCCTATAGAACAATTCAAGAATATTTAAAAACAATTAGGGCGTTTATGGACTTTGCAACAAAAGGCAAGAGAAACGGTACTTTTTATAAGAATGTAAGACCAATTACCATTAATAAATATATGATTACACTCGAAACAAAGACCAAGAATGGAGTAGAGGTTCCTACTTCAAGCAATTTCCGCGCTGCAAGCTGGTATGCGTTGAATTCTTTTTTTGGTTTTTTGGAAGACAACGGCAATATTGAGTCCAATCCAGTTCCAAGAAAGAGTAGACCAAAGATTACCGATGCGCCAGCCACAACATATTTAACAGAAGAAGAAGTTAATCAAATTGTATTGAATATCAAGGCGAATGCAAGGGATTCAATGGCAAATCGAGATCTATGTATTTTTATGCTTGGAGTATCTACTGGATTACGTATTGCTGCAATTACTCAGATCAATATGGAAGATATTGATTTGAACAATAACACTATTAGGGTTATCGAAAAGAGAAACAAGACATTCGATGCAAAATTTAGTGCTCCTGTCAAAAAGATTTTAATTGATTGGATTGCAGATAGAAGGAAATATTTTAAAAATGTGCAGAGCAATGCATTATTTGTATCTCAAAAAGGAGAGCGCATCAGCTACGATATGGTAAGAAAGTTACTGCTTAAGTATTCAAAGGGAATTACTAATAAGCATGTAACTCCACATGTTATGAGACATACGTGCGCAACAATTCTTTATGAAAAAACTGGGGATATTTACTTGACTGCGGCACAACTACACCATAGCAAAATTGAAACGACTGCAAGATATGCGACGATTTCGGATAAAAAGCAAGAAAAGGCGACCGAGCTTTTGGGCGATATTTTCAAATAATCTTGACTAAATTAATATTGTATTGTATAATGTAAACCATAAGGAGTTGAAAAGGAGATGTTTGACAAAGAACAAAAAGAGGCATTTATAAAGGAATACTTAAAAAGTAAGGTAGTTGCAAAGACTAGCCTTTATGCGGTTTTCAGAAAGACGGAACCATTTGAAGAGAAATTAAATAAAGATGTATCACAATTTACAAGAGAAGAAATATTGGATATGTTTGCGCAATTCAGAGCGAAATCTGTAAATTCATTATTAAATTACGCCATCATATTGAAGCATTATTCACGTTTAATGCGTGGAGAAAATGAATATGAATCAATTACAAAGGCAGATGTTGTGGATCTCATTGATAAAAGCGGAAATATATTATTAAGTAGAGAAGAACTTGATGATATTGAAGCGCAACTTTTAAACTGGTCAGATAAAGCCATAGTTGAACTACTTTGGGAGGGTATATCTGGCAAAAATATGATTGATATATATTCGGTTTCAGAAGAATGTATACAAGGTGATATGCTGTGCGTTAATGGAAAAGAATTTTATATGACTAACAGATTAAAAGAATTGTTACCAAAGGCTTTTGCCGAAACAGAGATCATGAGCTATGGCAATACAATGCGCATAGTTGAAGTAGAAGGCAAAGGAAGACTTTACAAGGAAAGAGCAAATACTAGAGGCGTCGATTCTGACGACCAAAAATTCCGTTATTTCTATCGTCGTATTCAAATATTCAGAGAGTATTTAGATATATCAGGACTAACCATGAAGAATCTGAGCGCATCTGGAATGTTTTATTATATTCAACTTGGTATAAAGGAAACAGGTTTAGTGCTTAGAGAGTTTTTAAAAACTTCAAAAGGAAAAGAATTAGCAATTCAATATGGATTTGCGGAAGACTATTATGTTGATACGATAGCACAGAAATACGAGCAATATATTTAATTATGTTGCTCATTATTCAAATGCTTACAGTACAAAATTACTTAGGATATTGCAAGAAATATACGAACTAATGTTTGCATGTTATGGAAAAGTATAGTATAATAGTAGTACAAACTTTAGACGAAAAGGGGAGAAAAAACATGAGACAATTAATCAAAGCATTAAACGAAATAGAGGGGGCAAATGTGGACATCCATACTGAGCATAAGCTCTTTGGTAAACAACATATTCAAATGAAGTTTGTACCTGAAACGGAAGCAGGATGGGGGTTCTGTGTGCGTGGACAGGCAATTTATATTGATAAAGATGATATTGTTTCATATGATATTGACAACGAAAAGGTGGAAATTAACGGAAAAATGATGCATATTAAAATTATTCCAAGGGCTTGACAAATTGGAAATATGTGGTATAATAAGGGCACAAGATAGGGGTCTGGTGCCCTTGTAACTAACATATTTGCAGAAAGGGGGAAGCTGGATGTCGGTTTGGACATGAGCGTAAGTATGAGCGAGAAATATTATTGGCAGTGTCAACGATGCGGGGATATACATGAGACACGTTTTGAATATAAAACAGAAAATATGTTTGTAGATTTATATTGTGGGCAATGTGAAACGGAAACCCCGCAATTGTATGTTGGAACGGATTTATTAGAAAAATATTTGTATATGAACCCAAATTTCGATGAGCGATTTTTTATTTATGATTAACACAATACAAAATTAATTTAAAAGGAGATATAAAGGCATATGAATAATTTCAGTTTTGTAGGCTATCTACGTAAGGTAAAGGACAAGGAAAATTTTAAAGGATTCGAATCGAAAACTTACGACAGCGGGTGGATGTCAGAAAGAACAAGATTCAATATTGTATGTGGCGATTCAAGCCATCTGGTAGAAGTTAATGCAGGACGTTGGATTGACGAGTCGAAGAACGTTATCTACGGATTTACCAAGGGAGATGCCAATAAGAAGGGTGAAACTTTCCAAGTTCCTTGGAATCAGAGAAATAATCCAGATATCATTGAAAAAATGGCAGGTTTCAAGATCATGACGGTAGATCTCGACACATATCAGCACCGTAAGGACGTAGAAGATAGCGGTGATGCTGAGGCTATTGCTAAGTCTAATAGTAAGAGAAAGCATTTTCTTGCTGGCACTGAATTCTGTGAGTATGTAAATAAGCTAGTCAATAGTGACAAGATTGCAAATGTAAAATTTAGAGTTAACGGTAACGTAACCTATACATATAGCGAAAAGAATGATAGATATTATTCAACTTTTGAAGTGAATAAGATTTACAGAGTAGATGATTCTGTTGAATCTTCAAGTGAAGTCAACATTGATTTTTATTTCGGCAAGGATTGCGTTGATGCAGATGATTATGACGAAACAGGACACGCAATTGTTAATGGTTGGACTCCGTTCTACGATGGAAATACAAAGAAGAATTGGTATTGCCCAATCACTCTTGCAATGAGATTCGGAACAGACGATAAGGGAAAGAAGCAGCTAAAGGGATGGAAGAAAATTTTTGATAAGTTTGAAGATGAAGAAATTCGTAGAATCGTACTAACATGCGACCAGATTAATGGGGCACAAAAAGTAGATATTTCTTATGATGACCTCGATGAAGATACACGAGATAATATTGATTTTGGAATTATCTCTCTAGAAGACGTTATTAGGGATCTTGGTGGTCAGATGTATGGCGATAGAATTCAGGAAATTAGAATCAACAAGCCGGGTCGTGGCTTCACTAAGGGATCTGAAACTACTATGTATACAATTGATGATATGAACCAGAAACCTGTAAGAGAGATTGCGGCGAAGGTTGAAGATAATGACGAAGAGGACGAGGATATTGATCTTTTTGATGACGAGCTTTGATAAGTAGGGAGATTAATTCTCCCTACAACACAAAATTAATTGATAAAAGGAGATAAGAATATGGCAAGAAAGTATGGACGCACATATAAACTAAGTAAGAATTTTGAAGATTATTCGTATATCATTAACGGAATTGGTGGCATTGGTAAGACTACAATGGTTTATGAAATCGGTAAGCTAATCACTGGCAGTAATGAGGGCACATTTATTATCACTTGTGGCGTAGAAAATAAGCCAAAGCATATTGATGATGCATTCGGTGATGTTGCACCTGATTTTAAGACTTTTACTGACATTGTAAAGGAGCTTTGTGAAAACAAAGCAGATTATCCAGCGACCAAGTTCGTAGCTATTGATTCCATGGACGAATATGCAAGAATTACGGAGAATTATGTTGTGGCAGAGTGGAATAAGACTTGTGACATCAATGATAGAGCGAAGTCAATTTCTCAGGCTTACAAGGGATTCCAAAAGGGCGAGAACAGAGCTTGCGATTTGATGCTAAACCAGATCATGAAGCTACAAAATGCGGGTTATTCGCTACTACTCGTAGGCCACACAAAGACAAAACTCAAGGAAGACGTTATTACGAAGGTTCAATTTGAGCAACTTACATGTAATCTTGATAACAAATATTATAACGCATTAAAGGACAAAGTGAATTTGGTCGTAATGTGTTATAACGAAAACGTTGTTGATAACATTGAGGAGAAGAAGAATGCTTTTACTAAGAAGATGGAGAAGATTGGTCAGCTTACTGATCGTAAGAGAGTGATGGTCTTTGCAGATACGGAAAACGCCGTTGATTGTAAGAGCCATTTCCCGTACATTGTAGCAAAAGCCGATTTTGGAGCCGCCAATTTTATTAAGGCAGTTAGAGATGCGCTTGAAGAACAGAGCAAGCATCCAAATTGCGAAGCCGATATTTCAAAAGTCAAGAAGCTAAACGCAAATGAAGAATCGCTTGAAGACCACGTAACCGTCACAAAGGAAGAAGCAGAGGAGCTTCACGATATGGGAGCAGTTCTTCTAGACGATGAAGATGAGGATCTAGACTCTCCGCCTTTTGATGTAGATGATGATGAAGAGCCATTTGATGTAGAATCTGCCAAGGCAAATTTACGCAGCCTTTTTAAAACTGGCACAGCAGAGCAGAAGAAGGCAGTAAAGGAAATCCGTGGCGATAAGACTTTAGCTCTGATTAGCGATCAGGCAACCATCGAGAAGATGTTGGCAGTATTTGAATAAACAATTGATGGAGGAGGTGGAGGTTCTGCCTCCTCCAATGTTTAGAAATATGGGTGAAAGGAGAATGGGAATGAGGCAAGTTAAATGCAGAAACTGCGGCACATTTATTAATAGAGACTCTGCCATTAGCGTCCAAAATGGAAAGGCAAAACTATTCTATTGCAATGAAAATTGCCGTCAACAAGCAGAAGAGAAAAAGATTGCTGCCCAAAAAGAACAAGCAGAAAAGGATGCTGTTTACAATGAAATTTGTGACATATTCAACTACAAAATCGTCAATACTGCCTTATGGCGTGAATGGCAAGACTGGAATCAAGTTGCTGATAACAGAAAGATTCTGGCATATTTAAAAGAGAATCATGATTATATTGCCGGGGCAATTGGACGATTAAGCGGCTCTGAGTATGCAAAGATTAGGTATTTGTCTGCGGTACTGAAGAATAGTCTACATGATTATAAGGTAAAAGTGGTGGAAGAAGAGAAACCAATTGACAAACCTATTGAACACAAAATTAATGTTGACGAAGGATATGAAACTAAATATAAACCAAAAACAAAAAGAGTAGGGCTAGAAGATATAGAGGCAGGTGCATAATGTGACAAATGATGTTTTTATTAAAGGAGTAACAGATAAATATCCGGTAGAATTATTGGAAGGTAGATTAAATTGTGAGGCAAATGTTATTGGGTGTATGATTGACGATATGCTTCTCGTTTCAGACACGAATATTGACTCTTCAAAGTTCCTCACAAAAGATGGCAAATTGATCTATGGTCTTTTAAAAATTTTAAGAGATAAGAAATGCACAGTTTGTGATGAAGTATCATATCTTACATATGCTACAGATAGTGTGAAGGAGCGTATTGAAGAAATTGGTGGTTTTAAAAAGATAACAGATTTGGCCGGATGTATTAATCCAAAGAACTACGAATCTTACCTAGACTCACTTTTAAAATCAAATATTATTCTTAATATGCACGATTTTGGTTTTAATGTAACCAATCCTATCGATGTTAATGGAAAGAAAATTGTTCCATTAAAGTTGTTTGATAAAATGACGAGTGATCAGGTTGTGGAATGGTATGAATCAAAGCTTGAGGGCTTTAGTACAGGATATAGTAGCAAGATTCTGGAAGAAGAAGAACTTGACATTACAGATGATTTTATTGATTCTCTTGAAAGTGGCGAGGAGGCAGGATGTCCATTTGAATACTTTGACGACATGGAAAATGGGCAACCATCAAAATGCCTACCTTATTTTTCGAAACAGGTAAATGGAATTCCTGATGGATTAACAATTATTGGAGGATTCAGTAACGTAGGAAAATCAACTTTAATAATTCAAATGCTTACTTCGCTGCTCCACTACAATAGACGTTGTATGATAATTTCCAATGAACAGAGATCTAAAATCTTTAAAATTGGTTTTCTATTGTTGATTCTGACTAAACACTTTGATTATTGGAATTTAACTAAAACAAAGCTGCTAAACGGAAACATCAATGAAACCGATAGAAAATATATTAAGAAAGCACAGGATTACTGGAGGAAAAATTATAAAGGGAAAATGTATTTTATTAGCATACCAGATAGTGATGTTGATTTAGCTATTAAGAAGATGCGCATTGGCATTTTAAATAAGGGAATTAACACACTAGTTTATGATACATTTAAGTTAGATTTTTCATCTAATAAAGATAATGATTCTTCATGGATGTCACTTATTAGAGATAGTCGTAGATTTGAATCTCTTGCTCGTAAATATCCAGGAACACAAGTTATTTGCACGCTACAGCTTGCAATTAATTCGCTTGGAAAATTGTTTTTGGATTCGTCTGTTTTAAGTATGAGTAAGCAGATAAAAGAAGTGTGTGATTTAATGATTCTATGCAGAGCGACATACTCTGAAGAATTTGACCAAACAAATTCCAAATATTATTGTAGACCATATAAAACAATTCAAGATTCAAATAGCCCATCTGGATGGAGCGATGTACCTTGGATGCCCAAAGAAGGCCAAGTATATAGGGCTGTTTTCATTGAAAAAAGCAGATCATCTGGCAATGTAAGTAGCGATACTGGAATTGGCTACTTGTTTCATTTTCAAGGAGAATGGGGCTTGTGGAAAGATTCTGCAAAAGCAAAATTCCGTCATGGATACATTCAATAAAGGAGATAATATGAAAACTTTTAAAATTTTTACTATGAAATTAGCAAGAGAACTTGGACTTAGAGGATTTAAATGTGTTGCTACGGAGCCTAATAGAAAGGCTCCTTGGTTCAATGTATATCTTTTTGAAGATACAGACGAATTGCACAAAGCTATTACAGAAATAAATAAAAAGTAAATCAAACTTAACGACGAAGGAGATCAAAATCATGGAGAATTATAAAAACAGCATGGTATTTTATGAAAGTGCGTATTTAGCAATCAATTATCTGCCAACAAATGAGCTAAAATGGGAAGCGGTGAATGGATTATTTGAATATGGATTTTATGGAGTTGTTCCAGAAAGTGATAATCCATTTATAAACATGGTATATGTACAAGCAATTCCATCTATGAGAAATGCTAAAGAAAGATATTTAAAAGCAGTTGAAAACGGTAAAAAGGGTGGAAGACCAACTAATATTGATGCTGAGAAAATAATGCAGCTTAAAGCGGATGGGAAAACAAATAAGGAAATTGCAGAAATGTTTAGCTGTAGTGAAAAGACTATAGAATACCATATAACTGAATATAATAAAAATAAAAAATCTATTAAAACAGAATCAAATAAAGATATAGAATCAGATACATATTCAGATTCAGATTCAGATACAGATACAGATACAGATACAGATACAGATACAGATACAGATACAGAAAGGTTTTTAGGGTTTCAAGGGAATAACAATATTTCTGATGAAATAGCGTTATATATTTTAAAGCATTGGAAAGGTAATTCCATTAAAAACCTTGTTGATATAACAAATAAACAATACAATATTAATTTATCATATAATGATGTTAAATCTATTTGCGATGAACAAAAGTCGGATAATACATACAAAACTAGATTAGAAAATTCAATTCGTATGGCGGAAGAAAAAGTAAATAAAGAAGCACAACGCAATAAATTTATTGAGCAAGAAAAGAAAAATATAAATTTAGTTATTGATGCATGTAAAAATGTGTGTGGATTTACGCCGTCAGAAGAAGAGGTAATGCATGGTTTTATAGAAGATAATAAAGAAAATGGTTATTATCGTTGGACTATGCATGAAATGCAAGAAATGGTTGAGAAGCACATTGCTAATGGAAAGAATTTCGATGAAGTTAGACGTAGTTATGTAGATTATCGTAATAGTATGCTTGGATTTTATTAATTCTCTCTCTTGACAAACCGAAAATCTATGATATAATCATAGTACAAAATTAATTGGAAGGTGATAATAAATGAGTAACTACACCGCTTACAATGCCGACATTAACATTATCAACTCAGAACTCACAGTAGATAAAAACAGAAGCCTGACTAGCTTCGATGCACTATGTGAATGCAACGGCAACCAACTTGTGCTTACATATGTTGCTGATTCTGGCAACACTCCAGAAGATTGGTGCTTTGCAGTTTTGGACAATATGTATAACAAAGCACTAGAATACCTATCTGACGCTCTAACAAATGAGGAAGATGTATTTGTTAATGCGTTTAGATATAAGGATTCGCCAACCGCATATGATATCTATTATGGTTGCGAAGACCAGTTTGAAACTCCAGCAGATGCAGCAAGATGGGTTCTTGCGCATGGGGGTATTGAAAACATTGGGCATTATTATACTGAAACTAGAGACGGAGAAAAGACCGCAATTGAATTTTAACGGCAAGTAAATAATATAGAAAGGAGCTTGACAATGAGTGCTTAATGAAATTTTGCAAAAACTAAATGAAAATCCAGATGCAATTGTCGAGCTCCTTGACTATTATGAGTGCGGCAAAATAAAAGTAAATACACGCGAGGTAAGATTCGCTAGGGATGATAGGCCAGAGAGTGGTCTTAATATATCAATTAGGCTTGAAAATAATGATGCGTGTCTTGTAAAAGACTTTGCACGTAGTGAAGTAAATAATATCATTTCATGGCTATGTAAAGAAAAGAATACAGACTTCAAATCAGTTTTACTGACAGTTAAACGTATTCTTAATTTGTCTGATGATTGGAGACCACGAAGAAATACACCTAAACTTTTTGGAGGAGTTTACGACTGCATTATTAACAAAACTCAGCCCGAACCAAAAACATACCCAGAAGAAATATTGAAGCAGTATGTTCAAATCGGAAATGAACTTTGGCTTAAGGACGGGATAAGTCTTGAAGTACAACGAGAATTTGATGTGTGTTTTTCTCCTGAAGATAACGCAATAATTTTTCCATGGAAAGATGCAAAAGACGATATTATTGCAATTAAATCAAGATATAATGGTACGCCGCCAGAAGGTATGAGCAAATATTTTTATCCTGTAGGAGGCAATATATCAAGCAGTCTATATGGCTATAGTCACAATTATCAATATTTATATGGAAATGATGTTGTTATTGTAGAAGCAGAAAAAAGCTGCCTACAAGGATGTACATTTGGATATAGAAATATTGTTGCAATTGGTTCTAATAATCTTAGTGAAGCACAATCGAAACTAATATTGCAATTGCAACCAAAAAGAATTATTATGGCACTTGATGAGGGTCTTGAATTTGAGCAAATAAAAAAGAATTTGGATTTATTAAAATCACTTGCTACAATGAGACAAGTGAAACTTTACTATTGGGACAGTACATTGGATCTTGATATTCCATCAAAGTGTTCTCCTACGGATATGGGAGTAGAAAAATTCAATGAAATAATGCAAGAACAGCTTGTAGAATATACTTGACAAACTAGAATTCTATGATATAATGACAATACAAAATTAAAGGAGAAATACGAAATGCGTTTAATTGATGCAGACTTTGTAAAACATACATATAGTCAGGACTTCTTTGATACCTTAGATGATTTTGAACGAGTTAATGATATTATTGACTACGCTCCTACTGTTGACGCAGTTCTAATTGTTAGATGCAATGACTGTAAATGGCATCACGATTGCGGAGTGCATTTCTGCGACAGGCTTGGCATGGATTGCCCAGATGATTCTGAATTCTTTTGTAAGTATGGTGAATTAAAGGAGAATTAATTATGAAATTATTTAAACAAGAAAAGTGCCCAATTTGCAATTATAAAATCTCTGGCTGTCAGTGTCTATATGGCGGCAGTGCCCATCCAGATAGATCGAAACGTATTGATGTAGTTTTTGATCATCTGTATCTATTTAGCAAAAAGCAAATTAAGCATCTGATTGAACTGCAAAAATATTGGCAAATCAGTTATGGAGATAGTGATAAAGAAAATATTAAAAATGATATGGTTCAAGAATATGAATATAGAGGTGGCTAATTATGCTGACACCAGAACAATACCAAGCATACGTAGATGCTGTTGATAAGTTTGATAAATATATCCGAGAACATCCAGAAGTCATAGAAGAGGCTGCGCGTAAGTATGCAGAGCAGCTTGTTGACGTTAGGGATGTCTCACTTGGAGATAAAGTTCCGTTTGTAGGATTTCAAAACAGTTCAGAGGCCGTAGGGAATGCTCTTCACGAGCTGACAGGGCGGTTTACAAGAGATTGTCATAAGTGTGTCTACGAAGTCGGATGCCATGGCAATCCAGTAGGTTGCAAGGACTATAAGAGAGATGCGCCAGATGGAGGTTATTATGGATAATATCACCAAGGAGAATGAATTATGTTGATGAAAATTGCACACCACAATGATGGTAAAGAAAAATGGCAATCACATACCTGTTATTTGTTTAATGATGTTAATGGTCATCCTGGATTTGATATAACAAACATTTATGGGTATGGTGAAACAAAAGAAGAAGCAATAGAAAATCTTAAAGAAGAACTTGAGTATTATTTTAATGAACTTCATACATTAGAAAAGATGCTTTACGAAACAGACGTACTCGACAATGATATTGTTGAAGTTGATTGTCTAGGGAGAAAAATTACATGAGTGATATTAAAAATATGAAATGCTATTGTTGTAAATGCTATGATAGTTTTGATGGCTGTACGGCATGGTCGTGCAAAGATGATTTTGAGATTAGTATTGATAAAATCAAGCAGGTGTCGGAGGAGTATGGGATGAGTATTTCAGACATTACTGCGTTGATTGACTTTGAACGAAGGGGTGGTAGCAGATGATGAATGAAGAGATTATTGCAAAGATTGCTGAGCTAGGAGACCTAAAAGACAAGCCGGTAACATGGGGAGATTTACTTGAAACCTTGTGTGCTATGAGCACTGAAATTATGGAAACAATCAAAATTGCAGATGAGTGTCAAGACAAGGTTGTTGACAGCTTAGGCCATCGCATGTTGGAATTATACAATGAAGCTGAATATCGACGCATGCGTAGTATGGCATTTGTTCTAGCTATTACTGGGCATACAGATCCAACTAAATGGTATCCTATTTATGAGGAGTTTTGCAAGGAGTATGATAAGTTAAATAGAAAGGAATGACATGTGATGGGATTAGACAATGGACTTGTGTGCAGAAATATTAAGAGAAATGACATCCCGCATTGGGTAAATTTACCGTTTGACTGGAGTGACGAAGATGTTGACTTGCTGTATTTTAGAAAGTGTTGGGGAATCAGAGGAGAAATTCTAGCGAAGCTACATTGTATAAAAAATAATGATAGCAGAACACCAGTAGAATCAGAAGATATTCTACCAATTGTTAAGATTTTAATGCAATATCTTGATAAAGAATACTATGATGATAACGCTGATTCTATATGGGAATATGAAGAGGCTTACGGCAATATTCAGAGAAGCATTATTAATTTGATATGGTTAAAGACATATATGGAAGAACATAAAGATGTAACTGCTTATTTTTACGATAGTTATTAAGGAGGATTATTATGGATGATAAGCCTACGCGCTGCATTGACCCTATAGTGCGACATTGTCAGAGCTGCAAATATGGCTGGATGTCGTATCCAGATTGGGTTGAAACAAGAGAAGACCTTGATGGATGTTGCTTAGATTCTGGTTGTATTTATGGATTAGAAGACACTCAGCCCACAGAGGAAGAGCTGGCAGAATTTTATAGATGGTGGGATGAATGGAATGAGGGGTGCAGACGTGAAAGTTAGAGAGCTAATTGAAAAATTAGAATCGTATGCCAATAAATATGGAGACGATATTCCTGTTCGCACATTTAATTTAGATAGAGATATGTGTGATATAGATGAGGTTGAATTTAATCAGAATTATGACTTAGAATATTATATTTATTTAGGAGCTTAATGAAGATATGACGAAAGCAGATCTAATTAAAAATATTAAATATTGTGGACAATCACTAATTGATAATGCAGAGACTATTGCAAGTTATACGTATTGGCGTGACATATCAATTCATTGCTATCCAGCAGACGATGGTCGCGTCCCACGTATTAATATAGATACAGATATTTTTCCTGAAGGGTTTATAAATGAATACCCTAAAGATTGAAGCAAAACTAGCACGAAAGTATGGATATAAGCCATTGCCCAAAGAGTTATCAGAGAAATATAGGCAATTTTATATTGATAATCTTCCTGAAAGATTTATCATAGGTGGTTCAGATGATACATTATGTACTAAGAATAGCACAGTAGTATGTAATGGCTATACTCGTATTGTCGTTGGTGACTATGGGGCGTTTATAGAATTTGATAAAGAACAAGCAAACTTTGATAAATATATTATTGCTCCAGGACAGGAATATAGGGTCAATGATCCAAAGTATTCAAAGAATGTAAAATACATTTGGATGACTATTGCCGATGGAAGCAATATTAAAATATATAAACAGAAGAAAAAAGTGGCTTATGCAGATTACAGAAGCGGAATGTTTTATATTAGTCCACATGAGTGTATAATACAAAAATAATGGATGGTATTGTGAATGAAGAAAGTATTAAAGGCTAAATATGATTGTCGTGATATGGATAATGGTGAAATTATAGAAACCATACTTAATGATAGAAAAATTGATGACATTCAGGAGTTCTTGCATCCAAGTGAGGACTCCTTAATCCCATTTGAAAAGCTAAAAAACATAGATAAGGCGTATGAAATTATTGATGATGGAATAGCAATGGGATATAAATTTTGCGTAATTTGGGACGAAGATCAAGATGGCCATGCTGCCGGAGCAATTATGACAAAATATCTACAAAGAGCTTGTGCAGATGTTTCATATTTTGTACACGACAAGAAAGAACATGGTGTACAGAATATAGATTTGGAAGTATTTGATGGGATAGATATTATTATTGTAGTAGATAGCCTTAACAATGATCCTAATATATATAAAAAAATTACTGACTCTGGACATTCTTTGATTGTGATGGATCATCATATTCCGAGCCAAGAATTATTAAATAGTAACGTTCCATTTGTTCTTGTAAGTAGCGCAGTAGATTACCCGAATAGTCAACTGTCAGGAGCCGGTGTTGTTCTTAAGTGCTGCTTATATTGTGATGAAATGAATCTTACTGATTATGCAGATGATTTATGGTGGTATGGAGCAGTTGGGATAGTTGCAGATGTCTGTTCACTTGCAGAACCAGAAAATCGTTATATTGTCAGTAAGGGATTGAGCCAATATCAAAACCCAATTGTCAAGAAAATGATTGGTACTTATCAATTTAATACAGAGGCTATTCAATTTAGTATTGCCCCACTAGTTAATGCTGCAATTAGAACCAGACATAATGATTTGTCTGCACAAATGTTTTTGGCAGAAGATGAGGATGAAATTGCTGAAATTTATCCAAAACTTAAAGCGTGTCGTGAAGAACAGAATGAAATTGTCAATGGAATGTTACCAGACCTTATGAAGCAAGGTGAAGAGCAATTGGATAAAAAGTTTATGGTGTTTTTCATTGACGAAACAGATGCGGATATAACGGGCTTGGTCGGGAACCGTTTACTATCAGAATTCCAGCGCCCCCTTATAGTAGTTAGAGATTATGGGGACACAATATCTGGTAGTATGCGCTCTATCGGAATTCCAGACTTCATGGCTATGGTAAATGATACCGGTCTAGCTCGTTGCGATGGGCATGAGTCAGCGGCTGGGTTTACTTGTGATAAAGATAAATTTGAACAATTTAAAAATGTCATAGAAGATGAACTAGCAGATATTGAATTTAGCGTCGATGTTGAGGCTGATATTGAAATTACAGCAGAACAGGTAAATGAACAACTCATTAAACAACTTAATGCTTTTAACCGTATCAGTGGAAAAGATAGCCCAGCAGTTACTGTACTTATCAGAACTGATAATTATGAAGTAAGTACGTTCTCTACTAAGAAGCATTTAAAGGTTATTGATGATAGTGGAGTTATTCTGGTCAAGTGGAATGATATGTCGTGGAAGACGATGAATAATGACGGTGAATTTATTGGAGTTGGAACTTTGGCAGCTCCATACTATGGTCGTAATAAATTTTTCCAGCTTACAATGAATGACTATGTTAAGCTTGACAAATCAGAAAAATCGTGATATAAATACAATACAAAATTAATGGAGGACAACAATGCAGATTAATCGTGTGTGGGCTATGCCGAATAGCAAAACGTTTCAGATTAAACCAATTAGAGAATTAATCAACAAATATGCATATGGGGTTATTGTAGATCCATTCGCTAATGATAGTAAAATTGGAATCATTACCAATGATTTGGACGAACAATATGATACTGATTACCACATGGATGCTTTGGATTTTTTGAAGATGCTTGGAGATAATTCTATTGATACTGTTCTGTATGATCCGCCATACTCTCCACGTCAAGTGTCAGAATGTTATACATCACTTGGCAAAACAGTAAATATGCAAACAACACAAGCATCTTACTGGAGCAAACAAAAGGAGCAAATTGGCAGAATCGTTAAGAAAGATGGTGTTGTAATTACTTGCTGCTGGAATAGCGGCGGCATTGGTAAGAAATATGGATTTGAAATTGAAGAGATTTTGCTTGTTCCGCATGGCGGTTGGCATAATGACACAATTGTAACAGTTGAAAGAAAAGTAATGTGAAAGTAGGAGGAGCACTATGACCTGTATTGAAAAGTATAACGAACAAAAAAATATAACAACCAAGATTATTAGCAATCTTAATAAGGCTAAGGGTCTTACTGCTATTGGAGAGAAAGACCCTCGCAATGATAAATATGGATTTAATTTTTACAACCATAGTATTTGGGGTGATGATATCCCTGTATATTTTCATGCGTCATATGGGTATTATGGGGATTCCGGTGGTTATAATGCTTGCTGCCCAGAGATGCAGAAGTATCTTTTAAGAGCACTTAATTATTATAAAGATGAAATTGTAAATTATATAATGGAACAAGCGGAGAAAGATAAGAATGATGCCCTGTTAGCTTGTAAGCAAGAAGCCGAGAGTATTTTAAAGCAAATTGAAGATAAGGCGCTGTGAGAGTACAAAATTAATGGAGGAAGTGTGAGAGATGAAAGGAAAGACTGGAACAAATTATCCAAAAGGATATTGGGAACAGTTTAAGGAAGATATTGTTTATTTATATAAAAATAAAATAATGTCTACATATCAATTGGCAGATAAATATAATACTACTCCTGTTACAATTGTTAGAAATTTAAAACGATGGGAAGTTTATGATAAATCAACTGCATTTTGTAAAAAAAATAAATTTGAAGATTGCGGAGATTTTTATATCGGATACACACGTAATGATAATTATGAATTTTATATTGGCAAAAAATATTATGACTTGATTTGGCAGTATTGTTGGCATAGGCATAAAGATGGATACCTTAGAACATGTATTGGGTATAAAGAAAATGGTGGGAATATTTATAAACTTATGCATGTGATGATTATGGAGGCAGAAGGCTATACTTGTGCAAAAGACGAAGAAGTGGATCATATTAATGGGAAGCCAAATGATAATCGAATTGAAAATCTTCGTATAGTAAGCCATAAAAATAATATGAAAAATGAAAAATTATACAATAATAATACGAGTGGGCATAAAGGCGTATATTTTTCAAAAAGAGAGAAAAAATGGAAGGCTGCTATTAAAAGCGACAATGTGGTTTATCATCTTGGCACATTTAATACAAAAGACGAAGCAATTTGCGCTAGAGAAGATGCGGAAAAAAGATTACATAAAGAATATAACCGTGCAAAAGAAGATTTATATAATGGCACGAGACAAAGTGATTATGAGGTGACCATATGAGATATAATAATTATCATAAACATACAATGTATAGTAATTTACGCACTTTAGATTGTGTTGTAAAACCAATTGATTACATTAATCGTGCTAAGGAGCTTGGTCATACCACATATTTTACAACTGAGCATGGATTTCAGGGCAATATCTATGAGGCATTCACTCTTTGTCAGCAAAATGATTTAAAGTGCATTTATGCAGTAGAGGCGTATTATGTTGATGATATAAAAGATAAAACAAGTCGTGAAATGTATCATATAATGCTTATTGCAATGACTGAAAACGCAAGGCGTGAGATCAATAAAATAATGTCTATTGCAAATACAGAGGGATATTACTATCGTCCTCGTATAGATTTAAAGCTATTATTAAGTCTTACCCCGTCAGAAACAATTATAACTACTGCATGTATAGCTGGGCGCATGTTTAAGCCGAGGAGAACTGAAAAAACAAAGAATATTATTGGCTATAAAGCAACAACCGTATATGATAGTGGCCCTGGATATATTGATGAAGTTGGACATATTGAAAAAATTCCAATCTATGAAACAATTTCAATAGACGAAGATTATTGGAGAAGTAATTTTTTTGAACCTTTGAGAAATCATTTTGGTGATAATTTTTATCTTGAAGTTCAAGATCATAATGACCAAGACCAAATTGAATATAATAAAAAAATTATTGCATTGCATCGAGCGACGGGCGTTCCTATTATTCATGCTAATGACTCACATTATATTTTACCAGAAGATGCTAAGTATAGAGACTTGTTTTTAAAGGCCAAAGGAATTGTTTATGAAGAAGAAAGTGGATTTTGCCTTGACTATCCTGATTCTGATACTATTTTTCAAAGATATGAAAAGCAGGGCGTCTTAACAAAAAAAGAGGTAGAAGAAGCGTTGCGAAATACTCTTATTTTTGATAATGCTGAGGGCATTTTTATTGATAAAGAGTTTAAAATCCCTAAAGTAGTAGAAGGAGATAGTAATGCCATATTAAAAAAACTAATTAATGAGGGATGGAATAAAGAAAAACATAACGTTCCAAAAGAACGTCACAAAGAATATATTCAACAAATAAGATACGAATATAAGATTATTGAAGACTGTGGGATGGCAGATTATTTTATTCTTGACCATTATGTAGTTAAAAAAGCAGTAAAAGAATATAACGCTATCTTAACTCGCAGCGGAAGAGGAAGTGCAGTTTCTTTCTATATCAATAAATTATTAGGGTTAACAGAAGTTGATAGAATTGCAGCGCCTATTAAACTTTATCCGACAAGATTTATGTCCGCTGAACGTATTTTAAACAGCAGATCGTTACCAGATATTGATCTTAATTTTGCGGATACATCCCCTGTTGTACAGGCTAGTAAGGATATCTTGGGACAAGATGGCATTTATTATATGATTGCGTATAAGCCGCTACAAGAATCTTCTGCATTTAGACTTTGGTGTAAAGCGCATGATATGCATATTTCTGAATATGATGACATTGCAAAAAACCTAGATAGCTATTTGAATGATCCTAAGTGGAAGGATTTAATTGATGGAAGTAAAATCTTTAGAGGCGTTGTAGAAAGTGTTGCCCCTAGCCCTTGTAGTTTCTTATTGTCTAATGATAAAATTTCTGAAATGGTCGGACTTATTAAGGTTGGAGATGAGATTTGCTGTTGCCTTGATGGTTATAACTGTGATGTTTATAAATTTCTAAAAAATGATTATCTTACCGTTTCTGTCTATCAAATCATTCATGATGTTTATGAGCTAATTGGAAGACCTATTGATGATATTAATACATTAATTAAAAATTGCGATCAGAAAGTTTGGGATGTCTACGCAAAAGGATTAACAACAACAATAAACCAAGCAGATTCAGATTATGATAAGCAGATATTAAAAAAGTATAAACCTACTAATCTTGCGGAACTTTCAGCATATGTCGCTGCTATACGTCCGGGATTTGCATCTCTGCTTAATAATTTTGTTGAGAGAAAACCATATACAACAGGGGTTAAAGAACTTGATGATATACTAGATGACTCTTTTCATTATCTTATGTACCAAGAAAGTATTATGAAATATCTTGTCTGGTTAGGAATGGAAGAAAAAGGCACCTATGATGTTATTAAAAAGATAGCAAAGAAAAAATTTAAAGAAGAGGAATTAAATGCACTTAAACACGAACTATTAAATGGCTGGGTTAAAAATGTAGGAACAGAAGATGGATTTGCAGATACTTGGCAAGTTGTTACAGATGCGGCGCATTATTCATTTAATGCATCTCACAGCCTAAGTGTAGCAATCGATTCAATGTATGGAGCCTATTTGAAGTCACATTACCCTCTTGAATACTTTACGGTAGTTCTTACAATGTATAGTGGCGATATGGATAGAACTGCAAAACTTATTGATGAATTACCATACTTTGGAATTTCTTTAAAAGATATTAGGTTTAGACATTCTAAGGCGGATTATAACTGCGATAAAGAAGAAAATACAATCTACAAAGGAATGTCATCTGTAAAATTTATCAATGCAGAAACGTCAGATAGGCTTTACGCAATGAAGGACGAGCATTTTGATTCTTTCATTGATGTTGTTAAGGCATTTCCCGGAAATAGTAGAATGCTCGATATTTTAATTAAGCTTGATTTTTTCTCTGAATTTGGGAAGATTGGTACACTTTTACGCACAGTAGATCTTTATAACGCTTATGGCGGTAAAAAGCTTCTTAAGAAGGATAAATGTAAGCTACCGTCCGAACTACTATCAAAGTATTGTACAGAGACTGAGAAGCAGTGGCGGGTACAAGATCAAGACGGACTTATTAAAGAGCTGTGTTCTATGATCCCAGATGCTGATGTGCCAATTCAGAGCAAAATCGAATGGTCTAAAGAGTATCTTGGCTATATCTCAACTATAATGCCAAATAAAAAAAATATTGGGTATGTTGTAGATCTTAACACTAAGTGGAGTCCTCGTGTTATAGTGTATCAACTATGGAATGGGAAAACTGTTGCATATAAAGTACAAAAGAGAGCGTATGAGAAAAATCCATTTGATAAAGGGTGCTTATTACAATTTAATTCAGAAATGCGTAATAAGAGCCGCAAAGATGAGAACGGACAATGGATTAAACTCCCAGAACAAGAACCTTGGTTAACAAATTATTTGGTAAATGTGCAATTAACCTCTTGACAAATTCAAAATCTATGCTATAATACAGACACAGTCAAGGGGCGATTCAAAAAAAATACTGCGAATCGTCCTCTTGACAAATTAAAATTTTGTGTTATAATCACAATACAAAATTAATGAAGGAGAATTTAAAATGAAGATGATCCCTGAAAAAGACAGAGATTTTCGGAAGTGTTACTTCTGCGGTGGTTTTCACACCAAAGAAAATCCTGTGGCTTTTGAACTGGACATAGATGAGACAACTATTCCAGAGAGTGAAGCAAAGTTTCTCGGCGGTTCAGTTTATTGTTGTAAAAAGTGCTTAGAGAAGGAGTGGATGGCAACATAATGGAAATTTTGAACACAGTCCAGGTTTCAGGAAAAGGCGCGGCTTTTGTTTTTCTAATTTTTACAATCGCCGCAATCTGTTATACTTTTGCTTTTTTTAATAACGGCAGCGTGATTTTAGGTTCTGTTACAGCGGTATTGAGTATAATTCTTATGGTTTGCACTATTGTTAAGTTCAACGCGCCTCTGCATACTCGATACGAAGTTTGTTTTGACGGTGATTACACAGTGAGCGAACTGATTGAGAATTATGAGATTATTGGCCAGCGTGGAGATATTCTGATTGTGGAGGAAAAGAGCGAATGATATGTGTTTCATCATTTTGGTTCTGGCACTTTTGCAGAAGCCCCTACATATTTTAGCGAGCAATATATTTTGAATCCTATGACTTTCAGAAAAGAGTATGAAGAATTGGATTCTTTAGGCTTTAAGCCACTCGTTTGTGCGCATTGGAATTGCAGATGGTCAACGCCGTATGACGTGATCGTAAATCAAATTCTTGAAGATAGTCGTGGAGAAAATCGACATGGATCTTGCGGCATGGGAATCTGGGAAACTATCTGCAGATATACAAGTACTGGAGCACCATCATTGCGGCACTTTAATATGATGAGTGAAGAATATAAAGTTCAATTTCTAAAAAATATTAGAGATAAATATATGCCGCAGAGATTAGCGTCTGCGAATCCAGATGTAGTAAAACAGTGGGAAGAAATTCTATATTCTGATAATCTAATTTATAATTTTATTGATGATATTCAGTTCATGTGTTCACATATTGTTTTTGATTATGGACGTATATTGAGACGATATGACAATGTTATATTTGAAAATGGGCAAGGTCTGCTACTAGATCAGAACCAGACAAGATACGGAGACAATACAACTCCTAGCAATACTGGAATTCAGAACCCGCATGTGATTATTGAAAAGTATTTATTTGGTGCTAACGTTGAAGTGTGTTATGTTACAAGAACATACATAACAAGACATGGTGCTGGGGATTTTGATAGTGAATGTGATAAATCTGAAATCAATGGTTTTATGGAAGATAAAACTAATGTGCCAAATCCGTATCAGGGCAGTATTCGATATGGTAAGCTGGATGTTAATGAACTTGTAAGCAGAATCAAAAAGGATATTGGTGAGCATTCTTATAATGTATCTTTGGCGGTGACACATTTGAACGAGTTTGAAAACAAAGAGTTATTGGCACTAAAGGAACTAAATGTTAAGTATTTGTCTTATAAAGAGACTAGAGAATTGGCGGAAAAAATTTTTGAAAGTACTTGACAAATAAAAAATATATGATATAATATGAACAGTTGAAAGAAACAAAACAAAATTAATTGAAAAGGAGCAAGAAAAATGATTAAGTATTATCACCTGAGCGATGGCACGACGATTGGAGAGCTGCGGGGTACAAAGTATGACTGTATTAACCGGATTGCAAAGGCAATGGGTATGACAAAGAGCCTGTGCTTCGATCCTAGTAAGTATCTTATGAATGATGTCTTCAAGGCTGCGTCTAAGCCCTATGGCGGCGACGAGTACGACAAGGAATATGGCGAACAGGAAGTAAAGCGCAAGGTCATGCAGAAGTATTATAAGCAGCTTGATAGACTGTCTTCTGCGTTCGTAGAGGATCTCAATAAGGCGATGTTCGAAGCATCTTGGCGGCTTACAAAAAATTCTTAAAAACCTCTTGACAAATAAAAAATTTGTGATATAATATAGACAGTTCAAGACAATACAAAATTAAAGTTCCTGAGCACGAACTGAAAAGGCTCAACTATATGCGGTGATAGTCAAATGGTTAAGACGGCAGCGATTATTTTGAAGTGTCTAGCTAGACATGAACAGCAAGTTTACAAAATTAATGCGCCAAGCTGCAATTGTGGGTTCGATTCCTACTCATCGCAATCATATGTCTCCTGTAGCTCAGTCGGATAGAGCGCTTAATAACGAGACTTGTAAAAGCCTTAAACAGCAAGTTTCTAATTGGTCTGTTAAACCAGAGGTCACAGGTTCGAGCCCTGTCAGGAGACTTTAAAAAGGCACTAGCAGCAACTTTAAACAATATGCTAGATATTATATTGATGGTGCCTTGCCTTACATAGAGACGCTTACAGCAATTTAAAAAAGATGAAAATGATATTTTTACTAATGATTTTATTTTGGCGTCTCGTTGAATAAACACCAAAGACACTAACAGCAAATTTTCAATGTGGAGAATACATAAGAATGTGTCTTGGGATTTAGAAATAAATCAAAAATGGAGGAAAGAAAAATGTCTTTTATGAATGCAGTAAAGAATACTCTGAACGAGGATTTCAACTATTCGGTGACTGAGAATGGTGCTCTTGGGTATCGTACTTCTGGCAAGGAACTGGTTGACCTAAACTTCGCAGTTTCTTCTATGCGTGGTATGAGTGAGGAGAACATCTATAATAAGTTTACTAAGGCTTATTTTGAGGATAAGATGATGGCTCTGCGTTGGCTATTCTTCGCCAGAGATGTCCGTGGTGGTCTCGGTGAGAGACGTTTATTCAGAGCGATTCTTAAGAATATGGCAAAGGATGACGCTGATATTGTTAAGCATCTCGCTCCTCTAGTAAGCGAGTACGGTCGTTATGATGATCTGTGGTGCCTATTTGGCACAGACGTAGACAGTGTTATTTTTGATATTATCAAAAAGCAGCTCACTGATGACATTGCAAATATGGCTGATAATAAGCCTATATCTCTTCTTGCTAAGTGGCTTCCTTCTGTGAATACTTCTTCTACAAGAACTAAGATGGACGCAAGATATATTTGCAAGAATCTTGGTATGACTGAGCGTGAGTATCGTAAGACACTTTCTTCTCTTCGTTCTTATATTGATATTGTAGAGAGCAAGATGTCTGCAAAGAAGTGGAAAGACATTAAATATGAAACAGTTCCTTCTCGTGCAAACCTCATTTATAATGGAGCTTTCCTTCGTAATGATGAGGAGCGTCGCAGAGAGTATCTGAGTAATCTTGAAAATGGCGAAACTAAGATTAATGCAGGAACTTTGTTTCCTCATGACATTGTACATAAGTACTCTGTTATAACTGGATGGGGCTGTCGTGCCAATGAGTACGATGCAACTCTTGAATCTCTTTGGAAGGCTTTGCCTGACACAGTAAATGAGTGTGGAAACACCATTGTAGTCGCAGACGGTTCTGGCTCTATGTGTTGCAATATTGGTGGGAATACTCATATTGCGGCACTTGAAGTTGCAAATGCACTTGCAATTTACTTTGCAGAACATTCTTCCGGTGACTTTAAGGATAAATACATTACTTTCTCTAGCAGACCTCAGTTGGTTGATTTTAGTCAGTGTGATTCTCTAAGAGATAAGCTTCGTGTTGCATATAGCCATAGTGAGTGTTCAAATACGAACATTGAAAAGGTGTTTGATTTGATTCTTACTACTGCGGTGAATGGTCATATGAAGCAAGAGGATATGCCTAAGAACGTACTGATTATTTCAGACATGGAGTTTGACTCTTGTGCAACTTGTGGTGGCGGCGGCAATGGATGGAGTCTTAATAGACCTAATGCAAGACTTTTTGATGTAATCAAGAAGCGTTTCGAGGATGCTGGGTATCAGATGCCTAGACTGGTCTTCTGGAATGTAAATTCTCGCACTGGAACTATTCCTGTAAAGGAGAATGACCTTGGTGTTGCTCTTGTTAGTGGATTCTCCACTAATGTTTGCAAGATGGTCATGAGTGGCAAGACCGATCCTTATGAGTGCCTCGTTGAGACGCTTATGAGTGATAGATATGATGCGGTTGAAGCCGTATTGAAGAACTCTTAAGGAGTTAAGTATGGTGCTGGGCATCACCTTAAAGCTGCCCTAAGATATGCGGGTATGGTGGAATGGCAGACACAAGGGACTTGGGTATAGCCAGTGCTTTGGTAGGGGCAGCACCTACAATACTCACCAAAAATCCCTCGGTGAAATATCCGTGCGAGTTCAAGTCTCGCTACCCGCACCATCGACCTTGGCAAGTCATTAAACTACCACCCCATCTCCCGTCCGAAGTCTTGGAGTAGAGAGCAAGCGATTGGCTTTCGAAGCAGAAAATGAAAGGGAATGTCCACTATATATAGGAAGGCGTATGTACTGGGGTGCGAATGTAGTACGGAGGCCAATTGTAGAGAAAATAGTGCGATTGCAAGTCAGTCGGAGTTGGCGTAGCGAACCAACTCAAACATTAAAACCACATACTACGGACGAACTGCGTGTGGCTCCCATGTGGATGAAGGTTTGATCGTCTGGCAAGTTAGGATGTTCTTGCCGAAGCTAAAAACATCAATTATATGGCCCATTAGTGAAGAAGAGTATCACGCTTGCCTGTCACGCAAGAGGACACCAGTTCAAGTCTGGTATGGGTCGCCATTTGGGAGCATAGCTCAGTTGGTTAGAGCGCATGACTGTTAATCATGATGTCGAAGGTTCGAGTCCTTCTGTTTCCGCCAGCGCCTATATCAGTCTAGGTCTTGAAATGATATAGAGACCAATGCATTATCTTTTTAGAAAGGTATTGTATCTGATGAAAAAGAGATCATCAACTCTCGGCGAATTATAACTTGACGAATGTTTCTGTTGAAACAAAGAAGCAGCAGGTTCGTCTCTGCGCTTAATCTACTGAACTGCAATGTTGATGTAAGCGGTAATTAGGTTCCCAAACCAATTCAGGGAGATTAAGAAAAAGTTTGCTTATTTAGTAGAAAGAGGGTTGGAGGGGCACAGCAAGTAGAATAAAAGGACCTATCCAGAATGCCAGGATTGACACTATAAAATGCTGTCAATGAGAGCATCAGTATTAGACCACGGTGAAGCGATGTGATGATGATAGGAATTGGGACTATCAAATTTCATCTAATACCGGTATACATCTGGTTGTGTAGATAGGCAACAAATTTGAAAGCTAGTATAGGATGTGCCAAGGAGTAGAAGTAAGCACCTCTGTCTACTGTGTATTTCTGCTAAATAAGCTCAACTTTTTATTAAGGAGTTTGAAAAATGAAAACAATCACTTTTATTTGTTATGATAAATATCCAAAAACAACCAAAAGGTCTCACGTTTTTAAGAAGCGCTTTTCTTCGTTAGCAGATGTTGTTAAATTCCTAAAAGCTTCAAATAAAATATATTTGAACAATCCGATGAATGAATTTTCAAAAGACGAACTAAGAATTCTTTCAATGAAACTTCGATCGTTAAAATCTATTAGGTAATGGCTTAGTATGTAGAGTAATTGCTCTTAAACAATGAGTCTATGTTTAAGTCTTGGGTGGGATATCAAATATAGAGTGATACCCAAGAGGTTAAAGGGGCTCCTCTGCTAAAGGAGTAGGTGTGTAAAGCACGCGAGGGTTCGAATCCCTCTCACTCTGCCATATGATAGCGAGTAGTGCGAGTAGAAAAGATAAGAACGAAATAGTACCTTGTATGGTGGATAAACCTATTACTCACTTATTAAATCTATTGGAGTCATGCACGGCTCCGCTTGCTATCATTACCAAGGGACTAGTTGCTTAAACCGTTCTAACAAACCCTATAAAATGGCAGAAACGGTGACAGTTGGAGAGACAACAAAATATATGCCCTCATAGTTTAATGGTAAAACACCCGGCCTATACCCGGCATTAAGGCTCCAGATTAGAGCACGTTCTTGGTTCGAGTCCAAGTGGGGGTAACTACTCAAATCTTACAACCTCCACGTGGTGAGTAGCGGGTAATGCTAATAGTAAGATATATTTGTCATTCCAAATAATGACTTAGATATAATGATATCAACATATCAAATTGGGTGTCAGCCGTCAGACACTTTGACGGCATCATATCCTCTTGTGGTGTAAAGGTTGCACACCTCCAGTCAAGGAGCAGGAACGGTTCGATTCCGTGCAGAGGACGGCTTGACACAGCCGGAGTGTTATCTCTGGCATACGGATTAGCGTATGCAAAGCATTTGTCTTCGTATGGTAAAAATGCGAGAGAAGTCATCCCCTTGAACTTCTCACTACATACATCCCTAGTGGTTGTTATGCTGAGGCCGATGATGGGGCGGTCGTTTATAATACCCCATTCAATATGCCGCTGTGATGGAATGTATACATCTTGGTCTCAAAAACCAAGGCTCGAAAGAGATTGCGTGGTCGAACACGTCAGCGGTACCATTTGCGGTTATCCTAAACCGCATATATGGCGGATTCGTTCATTGGAAGGACACTCGGCTTTGACCCGAGAAAGGTTGGATCGTTACCAACATCCGCTGCCAGCCGATGAAACAAAGGCTTTGTTAGGTGGTGTTTGTGGAGGCTCTACCCATAGGTTTGATGTTATCTTGTAAAGAGATGGTTCCTACGTCCTAACTTAGATCTTTCACAAAAACATCAACACATAATTGTCTTATCGCACCTCTGTTTAGCATTGCAAGTGCCCCAGATAAGCCTTTTGGAGAAAAATAAAATCCTATTTTTTCATAAGGGCGGACTGAATAAGTTGGTCATATTGAGTCCGTTCTAACTTTTGGTTGTAATGTAGTTGCTGAGTGGCTGATTGCTGACCACATGAAGCCATTCGGTAACGGCCAAAATATGCGGGTGTAGTATAATGGTTATTATGTCTGCCTTCCAAGCAGAAGATGGGGCTTCGATTGCCCTCACTCGCTCCACCGCTCTCGCGGATTCTCGGCGATACTTCCAACAAGTATGCGAAGGAGAAAAATGGTATAAGTCTCACAATTACTACCTGCTGCTACAGGTTGACTGAATAAAGGTAATTCTTATTAGAAAGGAGTAAGTTTATGTATCAAAACGTAATTGTTGGCGTCCCTTTGGTTGGAACTCCCGCAGAACTTTTCGGTTCCAGTCTGGAAGATTGGGCTCTGAACGAATCCGAAGTTACTCTTTTGACAGAAGAAAGATTTCTTCCTCGGATTTTAGTTGAAGCGGGGATTGTGAAAAGTACTAGCGAAGTTCGCAGAAATAGACCTGACCTTTGGAGAGAACTTAATGAGTTGGATTTCTTTCAAGTAAAATGGGGAAAGAAGTTTTTGTGGATTCTCGTTGGTGAATAAAAATATCAGGATGTAGCTCAGTTGGCAGAGCAATTGCCTTTTAAGCAATGGGTCGGGAGTTCGAGACTCCCCATCCTGACCAGTAAGCCCTATTAGTTATGTTTACGTTTGTATGGTTTAGCTCATGACTGTACTGTTATTTCTGTAAAAAACTAGCGATAGCGCTGTCGTGTTCTGCGGACGTAGGGCTAAAAATATTAAGAAGGGGATAGGATTATATGAGAATTAAAAACATTAATGAAATCAATGATTTTCTTTATGCTGTAAAGCAATGTTCTGGAAATGTATATTTGACTTCTCCAGAAGGTGATAAATTTAACCTTAAATCTGAGTTTTCTCAATATGTTGCGCTGGGTGCTCTACTTGGAGATAAGGGTGATTATCTCGAACTATTTTGTGATAATAAAGCAGACGAAACTTATTTCTTTAATTTTTTCAACAATCATCCAGATATTAATCAAGGAGGCAAATATGGATACTAAAACGTTGAAAGACATTATCGCCACAAGAATTCAGGCCGAAAATGGTAATCCAACGGGGATATCATTCTTGTATTCGATTGTGCAAATGGTTAATGAACTAGAGGAATTAAAATTAGAAAATGAACATCTTAAGCAAGAACTATGTAAGTAAATTATAACCCGTGCTATCAATGGATCGGGTAGCATGGGTTATTATTTTTTTGTTATTAGGAGTGATATGATGCGTAAGTGGAAGCAAGTAACTATAATTTTGGGACTTTTATTATTTGTAATTATTATTAATATATTGAATAAAAAAGATTATGTAGCATCAGAAAATGCTAGTTTATATAAAGAATCTTTAATCGTAGAATATGAATCAGAAACAAATCTGCCAATCAATAAGCTTAATATTTATGAACAAGCAGTACTATATCAGGAAGAAATTTTCGAGCAGCAACAAGAAAAATTAAAGCAAGAAGAATTAGATGATATTTTATCAAAGTGTAGTATATATTGCGACGTGTCTGAAATCAAATTGGTAGATACAGATACACAATATACAGATTATGAAAAACAACTATTGGCCCAATGCTTGTATTGTGAAGCCGGAAGCGCATCATGGGAGTGCCAAGTAATTACATTGTCTGCCATTCTTAATCATTGTGACGAATACGGTGGATTATGGGTATTGAATTCTGAAAATCATTTTGCAGTTGCTCCATATTATCAATATGTTATGCCACAAGAAGAACAATATAAAGTTGTTGATTATGTATTATCTGGGCATAGAATTGCAGACGTTGTATATTTTAGAATACATACATTCCATAGTTTTGGTACGCCAATGTTATATGTAGATGGAGTATATTTCTCAAAATAAAATAGTGGGCAATAACCCACTATTTTTTTTATGCAATGGGTTGACAAATTGTAAATACATGATATACTAATACAGGGTAAACAATACAAAATTAATAGAGGATGGTGTATATATGAAAACAGATAAGTATATTTTAATTTATAAGCATAATGGAGTTAATAAATGGATTGACGCAAATAATCTATCACTGCTTAAAACAGTGCCGAATATTTGTGAATGGATGACAGAATACAAAATTATTGATAGCGCAACTGGCGAGGAGGTATAAGATGAAAGCGTATTTGGACAATGCATCTACAACACCTATTTGTGAAGCAGCAAAGAAAGTCATTCTAGAAAATTTGGATGAATTCTATAATCCTAATAGTTCTTATGAATCGGCACGTAATGTCAAAGTAAAGGTAGAAAAAGCACGTGAAAAGATTGCAGAGCTAATTGGGGCAGAACCTGACGAGATTTATTTTACAAGTGGATCTTCTGAGTCTAATTCATGGGTGAGGAAGAATAATACTATTTTAGGATCAACAATTGAACATCATTCAATGGCTCCACGTTTTCTATATACGGTAGACGAACATGGCATTGTAGATTTCGACGATTTAAATAAGCAAGTCGATAGATTCACAAATTGGGATCTAGTATCTGCCATCACATGTATTTATGTCAATAATGAAATTGGCACTATTCAGCCAGTTTCGGAGATTGCCAATATCGCGCATAAAAATAAATTACTGTATCACATAGATGCAACTCAAGCATTGCCACATATGAAAATTAATGTTAGAGAACTTGGTTGTGATATGATGTCAGGTTCTGGACATAAGTTTAATAGCCTTAAGGGGTGCGGCTTCCTCTATATTAAAAATGGAATTCATATGCATCCATTAATTTATGGTGGTTCCCAAGAGCAGCACGTCAGAGGCGGGACAACAAATGTACTAGGTATTCTTGCAATGGCTGCTGCGCTAGAAGATACAGTTACACACATGGATGAAAATAACGCTAAAGTCTCTTACTTATCAAAGAAATTAAAGGATAACTTACTAGCGGTAAAAGGAGTCACACTTAATGCGATTGATTCAAAAACTCCATGTGTAGAAAGTATTTTAAACCTCATGATTGACGACGTGAAAAGTTCTGACCTAGTCACAATGTGTGATCTATATGGTATTGAGATTAGCTCTGGGTCGGCATGTAACGAAGGAACGGCAGAACCATCTCATGTACTCAAGGCTATTGGACTTACGACAGAACAGGCATTAAGCAGTGTTAGAATTTCAATGTCTCATCTAAATACAGAAGAAGAAATTGACTATGTGAATAAAATGCTCCCAAAAATTATTTCCAGATTACGCCAGTAAGGTACTTGACAAATGAAGATTCCATGCTATAATAACAATACAAAATTAATTGAAAGGAGATTGACACCATGACAGAGGACAATCGTATTAAGGAAGAAGCCAAGAAGCAGAGAAATTTTTGGACATGTCCACGACCAGTGACTAAGGTTCTGCGCAATGCTAAGGCTTATAGCCGTGCCAAGGATCGTAAGGATAAGCGATTGTATGAGGAAGATGTAGAGGATGTTGTCGAAGAAAGATAAAAGTTATTTTAGGGCATCTGCAGCCGTTAGCACAATGTCGGACTTTAAAAGAGTAAATGTAGGAGCGGTATTGGTTTATAAACACAGAATCATTTCTAGCTCTTGCAATTCTCAGCGAACGCATCCTTTACAGCAAAAGTTGAACAAAGAGCGATTTGAAGAGGAAACTCCTGCAAAACTGCATGCTGAAGTTAGTTGTCTTATTCCACTGCTTGGGAATAAAGACATCAGATGGAGAGATTGTGAACTCTATGTATACAGAGAATATAAGCGTGGAGGGCTGGCGATGAGTCGGCCTTGTAAAAGTTGTATGAAACTAATAAAAGATTTAGGTATAAAAACGATACACTATACTACAGAGAATGGATACGCCGAAGAGGAGGTGGTATAATCAATGATTAACGTGAAAGAAGATATGACAGGCTGGGTCATGTCTGAGCATGGTGTTCCAAAGAGTAGATGGGTTGTATTAGAAAGAGCCGATGATAAAATATATTCTAATGGAAAATCTAAGCCAGCATGGATTTGTAAATGCTCTTGTGGCACAAGTAACCCAACAATCGTGTTACAAGACAGCTTAAGAAATGGTCGTACATTAAGCTGCGGTTGCCTCACTAGAGAAAACGTAGGTCAAGCGCATAAAAAATATAATGAATTCGATTTATCCGGAGATTATGGGATAGGATATACACTGAAAAATGAGCCATTTTGGTTTGACAAAGAGGATTATGATAAGATTAAGAATTATACATGGCATTATGATACGGGCGGATATGTAGTGACGACATCATATAATCCAAAGAAGCATAAAATATCTTTGCATAGATTGGTAATGAATGCTTCTGATATAGATATAGTAGATCATATCAAGCACCTTCCAAGACAAGAGCATAAAATTGATAATAGGAAATCTAATCTAAGATTTGTGACGCAGCAGCAGAATATACTTAATAGTTGCACTCAGCGAAACAATACAAGTGGCTATACTGGAGTGATTTACATTAAAGGAATAAAAAAATGGCAAGCAAGAATTGATATTAATGGTAAACGCAAGTCTTTAGGGTGTTACTATGACATAAATGATGCAATAGAAGCAAGAAAATTAGCAGAAATTAAATATTTTAAAGAATATTTATATAAAAAGGAGTAACAATTATGAAAGAAGCATATTCCGATCTATGCAAAGCATGTTATATTCGCATTATGAAGCCTTCAAAAAAGGAGATTAAGAAAATTGTAATGACACCATATGAAGCAGAGTGTGATTGTTGCCATAAAACAAAGCCAATTGTGGATTTTGTGGAGGATGATTAATGAAGGGCATTTCGTCCAAAGAAATTATTATGACAGAGATCAAGTCTCTAAAAGGCGAAACATTTTATGTTACAACAACAGCTTTGCGCGACATATATTATATTTATAAAATTGCGGACAATGTTGCTACAAAACTTGGAAGCAGCAAAAATCCTTTGGCATTGGAGGATAAATATATTGGAGAGCGAGAAAAAGTATTAAAAAGATTGGAGAAAATGACAGATGAGCAATGAATATAAAGATTATTATGAAGACCTTTATTGTGAGTTTGAAGACAGGGTTGAAGCATTAGATTTTCTACCAGATGGCTGGGTTAAGAGTTTTGTGCCAAAGCTGAAAGAAGAACTCTTTGATATTATTGGTAGTTATACTGAAAACTTTGAAATTGTACAGGCGAAGGAAAAGTGGGGAGAACTAAGAGTGTATTGGAGCTGGGAAGACAAGGATTATTCCGACCTAGAAGTTGCTGATATGAATGAATTATATGACAAGATTGAAAATATACTTGAAAAATACGCCACTATTAGCCGGAAAACTTGTGCGGTGTGTGGAAAGTTAGCGACGTCATATACGACTGGATGGGTACTTCCTGTTTGTGAAGAATGCAAGGAGGAAGCGTAATTATGACAGAAGAAAGAATGAAGTTGGTAGAACCAATTCTAAATACATTTGAGAATGAAGATATTAAAGAATTTGCTATTGTCTTGCTTGATAATCTACCAGAATATATTTGGCATGTAGGAGCATCAAGTACTGGAAAGTACCATCCGTCTTATTGTCTTGGTGAACTTGGTCTGATGCGTCATCAAATCGCAGTAGTTAGATTTCTAAACTTTTTCTTTGAACTTGAACAGTATAACAAAATAATTCCTAGTAGAGAAAGAGATTTGCTTCGCGTGGCGGGACTGGTTCACGATGGCCGTAAGAGTGGCTCTCAGTTAGATTATGAAAGAAATAAGTATACTAAATTTGATCATCCTCTACAAATGGCTACAGCCATTCGTAGTTATGATGGTAAATATCTAAATCACGAGGAGATTGAACTAATCGCTCATTGCATCGAATCACATATGGGGCAATTTAATGTTGATAGAAAAACTGGAGAATGCCTACCTAAGCCTGAAGATATGCATCAAGAATTGGTACATTTAGCAGATTATTTAGCATCTCGTAAGTCTTTGACTATGGATTTTGAAAATATTGAAGTACCACTAACTGTGACTATTAATCCAGAAGAATATGTAATGCAGTTTGGCAAATACAAGGGACAGAAAATTATCGATGTGTATCGTGAACATCCAGACTATTTGCGATGGTGTGAAGAAAACATTGGCCGCAGAGATGTTCTAGATGCTATTGCAGCTTGTAAGAAGAAAGCGGAAGAAAAGATTGAGGCTGATGACGATATTGATTTGTAATAAATGGAGCTATTAATGAGCTTACAAATACACTCAATGAGTGTAAAGTTTGTAATTGGGTAGCAAAAACATCTACATGGAATTAATAAGGAGAATAACTTATGGGCACGAATTTTTATATGATTACAAAGAACAAAAAGCTGGCTCAACGGTATGCCCCGTATTCTTATGAACTTACAGATGAGCCATATTTTGGGTATGAGATTCACGTAGCCAAGACCAGTTACGGCTGGCTTCCGGCTTGGCAGGGGCATAAAGATGGTATTAACTCTGTAGCAGAATATAAAGCGGCATATGATACTGGTGAATTTAAAATCTATGATGAATATGGGACAGAGTACAATTGGGACGCTTTTGATGATAGAGTGATTAAGTTTAATGGCGGCGTTCTTGGAACCAAGAAGCCAGAGAAGATTGAACAAGACAAAGATTCTCGCTGGTATGATAAAAATCTTCCAGACTATGGCCCAATTAGTCATATTCCAGGAAACTTGCAGAGCTATAAGTTTGATAATTGGTTTGCAAATGACCACTTCAAAGATCCTGATGGATTTGAATTTTCAATGAGGAGATTTTCATAATGTATAAGCTTGGACTAAGAGACTTTATTTTGTCTCACGACAATTGGGAAGAGTTACTCACAACCGATCCTTACAACCTAAAGATTTCTCGTGATGGCGATTATATCATGTTCAAGTATAATCAGCTTTCTTCTGACTTTACAATTCCTCTTGTTCGTGAAGCGAGGGGCATTATTTTTAGAGAATACAATTGGGAGTGTGTATGCAGAGGGTTTGATAAATTTTTCAATTATTCTGAACCTAATGCTTGTAATATTGATTGGAGCACAGCTTCTGTTCAAGAAAAAGTTGACGGATCACTTATCAAGTTTTGGTATGATAAAGGTTGGCACATTTCAACCAACGGTACAATTGATGCTTTTAAAGCAGAACTTAATGATGTCAAATATCCTACTTTTGGTGCTTTGATAGAAGATGCTATGCCAATGTCATGGGGGGCATGGGAAGAAATAGCAGATCCGAAGTGTACATATATGTTTGAACTTGTGTCTCCGTATAACCGCGTTGTAATTCCATATAAAGAAACTAAGCTATATTTTCTTGGTGTGCGCGATATGGAAGATGGGAGAGAATGGAAGCCAGAAGATTCTGATATGAGCCATGCTTTTGGAATGCCTAAGCGTTATCCTCTTTATTCTCTTGCAGATGTACAGAAGGCGGCAAATGCACTTCCTTGGGACGAAGAAGGTTATGTTGTATGTGACGCAAAGTTTAACAGAGTCAAGATCAAATCAAGTGCTTATATTTTAGCACATTATGCTCGTAACAATGGAGTAGTCAATACAGAACGTCTTGTTCAGATTGTGCTTGATGGAGAACAGGAAGAATTCCTTACTTATGCATCCGATTATGCTGACGAGTTGAAGAAAGTGGAAGCAGCAATGTATGAGATTGGATACAAAGCATTTGATAAGTTAAAAGAAATTTTTAATATGAAAGAGTTTGAAAATCGTGGGGCTTATGCTCGTGAAGTTATGAAATGCCCAATGTATATGAAGGATTTTCTATTCCATTGTTTTGATTTTAGAATTTTTTGGGATTACGCAAAGTCTTGGGATGCAAATAAGTGGGTTAAAGCTATTAATGAATTGAAAGGAGAATAAATTATGAAGAAAACAATCGCTGGATGTTTAGAATCACTACTTGTTTTAATTGTTATATTTATTATTTACCCTTTACTGTGCTACTTCTTTGGATGGGTTACAGGACATATTTTGAAGTTTTTTATTGGCAACATTGTTATTAACGGAATGAATTATCTGTTTAATACAACAAGATTCACTACGGATATGTTGCCAATAATTTGCGGTACGCTTGGTGTAATCGGCTCGTTCTTTAGGAGTTCAAAGATGAGTACAGATATTGAGAAAGGATAACGGCATGAATTATCATTCTAATGAATGGATCATGGATCGTGTTCAAGAACATTATAACGAGGCACTTACAATCGTTCCAGAAGATAGAATTGTATGTCTAATGTTATGCGGCGCACAAAATTATGGACTAGAAACGGAGAAATCAGACATTGATACTAGACTGGTTTTAACTCCATCATTTTATGATATAGCAATGAACAAGCAACCAATTAGCACAACTCATATAAGAGCAAATGAAGAACATATTGATTTGAAGGATTTGCGACTGATGCTAAACACGCTTCGTAAGCAGAACTTAAACTTTCTAGAATGCTTGTTTACACCATACTATCTTATCAATCATATGTATGAAGATGAATGGAATTGTCTTCTTGAAGAACGAGAAGCTATTGCACATTATGATCCTGTTAAGGCCGTTAAATCAATGTGGGGATTAAGTCATAAGAAGTATGAACAGCTAGAAAACAATTCTCCGTCGCATGCTATTGAAATTGCAAAGTATGGATACTCAGCAAAAGAACTTCATCATTTATTGCGTATTGAAGAATATCTTGAAAGATATATTAATGGAGAGCCTTATAAAGATTGTTTGCTATCAAATATGCCTGATTTTCTCAAAGAAGTAAAGCTTGGAAAAGCGTTTGATTTAAAAGAAGCTAGGACGAAAGCAATCACGGCTATTAATCATATCGATGCAATGTGTAACCAATTTTTGGAATATGAATGGCCTATTAATGAAGATGTTGATAAGTCATTAGACGGTGTACAGTATGAAATTATGAAGATTGCAATTAAGAAAGAGATTGGTGATTAAATGATTAACATTCGTCAAGACTTGATTCAAAAAGAACTTGAAAGAGGCTGCACTAATAGGCTTACGTTTCGAAAATTAAAGCCTAGCAACAGATTTATTGATAAGCTTTTTAATCATTACTATGTTGTCGAACATACGGAACATTTCTATGATTCTGAACCAGAATATGATGATGAAGAATTCAACATGTATATGGATTACGATTATATTCATCATAGAATAGATCCTGTTTCTGGCACTGCTTTTTTCAATACGATTCTCAATTCTGAAGAAATTGTAAAAGAACAAGAAAATTTCCGTTTTTCAAAAGAAAAACATACGATGGAAGAACTTAAGCAAGCGTATGATAAAATTACACAACAGAGAAAAGATTATGAGTCACACAGAATTGAGTTTAACAATTGGATAGAACCTTATTCTGAGGGCATTTGGAGGATGTTTCAGAAAGATGTTGATAAAATTAGTAGAGAACATCTTGAAGACACGAAAAAATGTAGCGCAAGTTATAATGGCAGACTTTACATTGCAGAAGATGAAGATTCAATTTTCATTTATTACTACGGAAGAGATTTTGCAATGGTAGATTATTGGTGGATTTTTAAGAGAAGAAGGAGAAAATAATGGTTAAGTGTTTTGTCATGTGTGGGCTCCCCGCAAGTGGAAAGAGTTGGCAAGCCAAGAAACTTGCCGAGGAATATGATGCAGAAATTTTCTCTAGTGACTCACTTCGAGAGGAAATGTTCGGAGATGTGAATCATCAAACAGATAATGATACTCTGTTCAAGGAACTACATAAGCGTATTAGAGAGTGTCTTGTTTCTGAAAAGAATGCGGTGTACGATGCTTGTAATATTTCATACAAGCGCCGTATGGAGTTCCTTAAGTCTCTTAACAAAATTTCTTGTGAGAAAATTGCAATCCTCATGGCAACGCCTTATGAAGTCTGTCTTGAACGTAACGCACAACGAGAGCGTAAGGTTCCTGAGCATGTGATTAAGCGTATGTATATGAATTTTCAATGTCCATATTATTTTGAAGGATGGAATGAAATTAAAATCGTATACAAAAATTTTATAACTAAGCCTAGATTTAATAGAAAGTCATTCGAATCAATGGCAATAAATTATATGAAAAAATTTAACCAAAATAACCATCATCATCTTTATGACGTATACGACCATTCTAAAGCTATCATGTTTCAATATCAAGAAGGGGACATTCGTAGAGTTGCAGCAATGCTTCATGATTGTATGAAAAAGAAAGTCCAAACAACAGATGAAAATGGTATTTCTCATTATTATCGTCATGAGAATGTATCTGCATATTATGTCTTAACACATCCAAATATTGTTGATTGTGAAACATATGATGAAATGCTTAAAATAATTTTTTATATTACATATCATATGATTGCTCACAATATTAAATCTTCCAAATCAATTGAAAAATATAAAGATATATTTGGAATAAATTTATATGAAAACATTATGGACTTTGCAGAAAAAGATAAAATCGCATCAAATGTAGCCATTTTTAATAAAAACAAAAATAATATATATATTAAAAAAGATGATTATACAATTGGATACACTAGATTAGGAGATATGTTTTTGGTTGATACAGAAGATGTTAATCTCGTATCTCAATATACATGGTGCATAAAAAATAAAACAAAGAAAGATTATAGATTAGTATCTTTAAGCGATGGAAAAATGAAATTTATGCACAGATTAATTATGGGAGTAGAAGATTCGTCTATCGTTGTAGATCATATCAATCATAGGCAATTTGATAATCGAAAGTCTGAATTACGAATATGCTCTAGTATTGAAAATTCATATAATACATCGTTATCTAAAAATAATACATCTGGCAAAAATGGTGTTAGCAAAATGAATAATGGTAAATATAGAGCGTACATATTTCAAAATTATAAACAAATTCATTTAGGGGTATATGATACACTAGAAGAAGCTTCTGCTGCAAGGGATCGTGCTAGTATTTTATTATATGGTGAATTCGCAAATATAAATGTATAAATGTTTATACACATTAACCAATTGGTACGGCATTTTCGCCGTACCTTTTGTGCAATATGCCGACTTGACAAATAGTAGATTCGTGCTATAATAATGGCAGAAACAAGAACAATACAAAATTAAAGGAGGATAAATATATGAGAACTATTCGTAGAGGAGTATTTGAATCGAACTCATCCAGTACACACAGCATTGCAATTAGTAAAGAAAAGGTTCCAAATGTAGCTGGTAGGCATGTTTATTTCGGGGCTGGTGAATACGGTTGGGGACAAGATTGCGTAGGAGATACCGCATCATATTTGCATACGGCAATTGTTGATTCTTCTACTCCCGCACAATATGAGGAAAGAATCAATAAAATTAAAGAAATTCTTGACAGGTATGGTGTGCAATATGAATTCGCGCCAGTTGAATATAAGAAGTCTGAGTACAATCCTGATTATGAGTATATTGAGTTCGCATCTCCTCGTTATCGATGGGCAAACGTTGACCATGCCGGTGAATGTGCAGAACTAATTAATGCACTGCTTTCAAACGAAGACCTTCTAATTAGATATCTTTTTGGCGATAGCTGCATTTACACCGGGAATGATAATTCTGATGATGAAGACAGCATGCGCTATTGCGCAGAGGCAACTATTTGGGATGATAATTATGGAACCATTCCAAACCCAAATCACGACGCAGAACATTATGATTACTTTTTTAAGGGGAATTAATTATGAGACAGATTAGAAAGAATGTATTTGAAACAAACAGTTCTTCTACTCACTCGATTACTATTTGTTCACAGGAAACCTACGACAAGTGGTGTGATGGCAAGGTTCTATTTGGAGGTTGGAATCAAGACTTTATTGAAGCAGAAGAACTAACTCCTTATGATTATGAGTGTGCTAAAGCCAAGTACGAATCTAGTAAAGGTAGATATTACAAGAATTGGGAAGAGCTAAGCGCAGAAGATCAGAAGGATTATACTACGGAGTATGTTCTAAGAAATAAAAAGAAGAAAGATTATGATGAGTATCTAACACGCGATGAGTGGCTCGTTCGTCATAATAGTGGTACAGAGACATTCACAGAACATTATACGACTAAAAGCGGAGATAAGATTGTCGCCTTTGGATATTACGGATACGATGGTTGATAAGGAAGAAAATAAAGGAGAAAATATTATGAGTAATTGGGTAAGCTATCAGAATGGTAATTACACTGTAAATATTGATCTGGACACAGGAACAAAAATTAGAGAAAATGATTTAGATTTTTTTAATGCAGAAACAGTAGAGTCTATGGATATCAAGATTACCAATTGTTGCAATATGAATTGCCCAATGTGTCATGAGGATAGTAAGTGTGATGGTGCTCATGGAGACATTATGTCTGAGAGTTTTATTGACAAGCTCCATCCTTATACTGAATTAGCATTAGGTGGTGGTAATGTTCTTGAGCATCCCGATTTCTATAACTTCCTTGTTAAGTGCAAGAATCTCAAGCTTATTTGTAACACTACTATTCGTCAGGAACATTTTATGCAGAATCTTGACGTTATCCGTAAGCTTCGGGATGAGGGCCTGATTTATGGGCTTGGCATTTCCCTTTCTAATCCTTGGCAGGATGGTTTCGTTAAAGCTGCGAAGGAGTTCCCTAACGCCGTTATCCATGTTATTAATGGCATTGTAACTATGCAACAGCTTGAAGAACTTCGTTATCATGGACTTAAGATTCTTATTCTTGGTTACAAGGAATTTCGTCGTGGTGAGAAACTTTATGAGAATGTAAATGCGAAGAAACATATTGATGGATTCAAGGAAGATTTGTACAATTATCTCCCTGAGATTGTAGATCATGGCTGGTTTGATGTTGTCAGTTTTGACAATCTCGCTATTAAGCAGCTTAATCCTCAGAGGCTTATGTCTAAGGAAAAGTGGGATGAAATGTACATGGGCGATGATGGCGTTGATGGTGAAATGACTAGTGCATCTATGTATGTAGATATGGTAAAGCGTGAGTTCGCTCGTAATTCTTGTGCGGTGGAACGTTATCCTCTTATGGATAATATTGATGACATGTTTAACTTTTTGAGAAATAAGAAGGAGAAGTAATTATGGATAAAACGATGCTTAGTGATGAATATGGCAAAACAATTAATAGATAAAATTGAGTTTACAGAAGAACAAAGACAGATATTATATGGCGCATTATTAGGAGATGGAAGTTTAATACTGCATGAACATGGTAAAAATGCAAATTTTTCCTACACATCTAAATCTAAACAGCATGTAGAATATGTATCAAATCCATTTAAAAAATATTGGAGTAGCGAAGGTATAAAACAATGTACATATTACGACAGTAGGACTAATAAAGAATACGGTAGATATGTTATGAGAACTTATACTAATGAAGTTTTTACAGATGAACGTAATAAATGGTATAAAAATGGGACAAAAATAATACCAAAAGATTTAAAATTAACACCTTTAATGTGCAAAATATGGTATATAGGTGATGGAGGAATATGCCATAGCAATAGATCGGAGTGGATAAAATTATCTACTCAATGTTTTTCAAAAGAAGAACAAGAGGAAATTTTATTGCCACAATTATCTCACTTTGAAGCAACTCTAATGAAAGCAGATGTCGGCAAAAATCAACAACGACAATATTATATATACATTCCACATAGAAAAGAAAAAGAGTTTTTAGATTATATTGGAGAATGTCCATTTGACGATTATTTATACAAGTGGAGAATTTCAGAATATAAAAATAAAATGCCTAAGAACTACCAATCAAAAGAAAAAGAATTTTGCGAAATGTATTTATCTGGGATGACATACTATGCAATAGCAAAAAATTTTGGTATAGAACCAAATGCAGTGAAACATTATTTAATCAAAAACGGGCTATATAAATCGAATAAAAAAACGGAGGGATAATATGGACAAGACATCTCTTGGTGATAGAATGAAAAACAACTATGAAAATGTTAATAGATTTTATTTAACAAGAAGAATGCCAGTTATTATTAGAATGGATATGAAGGCCGGTCATACTTTTACTAGAGGAATGAAGAAGCCGTTTGATGATATTTTCGTAAAGACAATGCAAGAGACTATGAAGTATCTCTGTGAGAACATTCAGGGTTGTGTGCTTGGTTACACTCAGAGCGACGAAATTTCTCTTGTCCTTACTGATTATACAGAACTTACAACAGATGCTTGGTTTGGCAACAACCTACAGAAGATGTGTAGCGTATCTGCTAGTATGGCAACATTGGCGTTTAATAAAGCATTTAACGACAATATTGTAAAGTATATTGACGGTCGTCTTGATGCTGGTCGTGGTATTACGGACGATTTAACTGAATATACAAAAATTCTCATTAATGCAAGAAATAAAGGTGCGATGTTCGATTCTCGTGCATTCTCAATTCCTAAAGAAGAAGTTTGTAACTACTTCATCTTTAGACAGCAGGATGCTACTCGCAATTCCATCCAGTCTGTGGGTCAAGCAAACTTTAGTGATAAAGAATTGCATAAGAAATCCACTAAAGACATTCAAGATATGCTTATGACTCAGAAAGGTATCAACTGGAATGACTATGCAACGACTCTAAAGCGTGGTAGCTGTTGTATTAAAGCCGATGATAGTCTTACCGAGTATGACGAGGTGGGAAATATTTGTGGTTATATCCAGAGAAGTAAGTGGGTAATCGATAATAAAATTCCTATCTTTACTCAGGACAGAAACTATATTGAAAGGTTGATTTAATTATGAACAAAACTGAAATTCTAAATGGTAAAATTACTAGTACTAAACTTGGTGAAGAGCATGGCTGTCTAACCGCAGACTTAACCATTGAAGGTGGCGGCTGGGGTTGTGCATTTGGTGGCTACTGTCTCGATCATTGGTTTGCAGAAACTGGAGAGCATCATTCCTCTGATGGCTATGGTGCAATTATTGAGCTTATGAAGACACTTGAGGTGGAATCACGGGAAGCACTTAAGGGTAAATATGTACGCGTTGAAATCGAGGGATATTGTGGAAAAATTCTTAGGATTGGACATCTCATGAAAAATAAGTGGTTTAGCTTTAAGGATTATTTTGACAAGGTAAAAGCACTTAACGAGTTAAAGGAGTAATAAGTATGGGCTATTGGGATTTTGAAGAACCAATTTGGGAACCTTCAGAAGCAGATGATCTATTTGATGAAATTAAGCAAAAACTTATCGACTCTGCTAAATCATCCATTAAAGCTGATCTTGAAAATCTTAAAACACGTAATAATTATCTTGAGAAGCGTAATAAAGAGCTTGAAAACAAGGCATGGGCTGTAGAGCAAAAAGAACACGATATAGAATATAAGGCACAAAACCTTCGTAGAGAAGTAGAAAGAGAATTCTATAAGACCGCTATTGATGATCTGTTTAAGGATGCCACTGAGCAATCTCAGCTTTGGTTTGCAACTAATAAACCACATGAAAGGCCTAAGTGTGATAAATGTGATGAAAATAGAAAATGGGTTTTGACTTGGCCTGATGGTACAACTACAAGTAAGAAATGTACATGTTCACAGCTAGATTATTGGTATGAGCCAGAAGAAATATGGATTGAGAATATAAGATATACAGTCAAAGACAGTAAATATCAATCCGAAAGGTATTATCGCCTTGATAAAAGTTATCAGCGCATTCCGAACAGTATGTGTGATGATTATTCATATCAAGATTTCTGTGTCCAATTTGTATATGATAAGTTCTGTGATGATGTTATTGAGAAGAAAGAGCAACTTGGATACGGGAAAAAGATTGGTTTTAAATCAAAAGAAGAATGTCAAAAGTATTGTGATTGGCTGAATAAAAAGGAGTGATTTGATGATTAGTAAGGAAACATTTGTAAATACTATGAACAAGCTGCGGGATCTTGATAGAAAAATGGACGCAGTAGATAAAGCGTTTAAGGCATTAGATTCAGACTTCTGTAGTTTTTATGTTACGGGTATTTTTGATACAACATTTGATCTTCTTAAAGAAGCAATGAATGACAAGGACAACTGGATTGAATATTTTGTCTATGAAAGAGATTGGCTTAGAGATTTTAAACTTGGTGACGTCGAAGTAAATGGTGAGCCAGTGAAGATTTATTCGTGGGGAGATGTCTATGATTTTATCGTAACGGAGGATAAGCATGTTTAAGAAATTGTGCTGGGAAATTTTATTCAGATATAAGAATGCACGACAAAAGAGATTAATTCGAGTATACAAGAAAAAGTATCCAGATTATATCGATGATGAATACAATTGTGGTAATTTGAAATTTATCTGGGGCATTAAATCTTATGATGACATGTCTTCATCTGACGCAAACATGTGGACAATGAATGATATTGATATTTATTACGATAGAGATACTAAACAATATAGTTTAGGGGTTGAAACCATATATATGTTTGACGATACACAAGCTGAATGCGCATATTATAATAGCTTACTAGAATCGTTCACTAAATATATGAAGGAAAATAGACTGGACACAGAACGAAATTATTGCACGTTTTGTTCTGGCCTAGATCTAAGTCTTAAGGCTGATTCTATTGAGGAGCTTTATGCCAGATTTAAAATTGCCGTAACTGGATTGTGTGCGGTGTGCGAGGAGAGAGGTAATTATGAATATCATTAACAATTACTCCACAACCATTGTGTCTATTTTTCAAGATGTTATTAATAATTACGAAAGAAACCTTGAGATTATCAAACAAGCAGAAGAAGAACTTATGGATCTAGAACATGAAATTGAATTGTCCGCCCCAAAAGATATGTATAAAGGATACTTGGCATATAAAGAAGTTAGAGATGTACGTATTAAAAGGCGCAAAGCCAAAGAGGAGAACGAGCTTCTTAAAGATATGTATGATTATCTTAAAAGCCAGCAAGGACAATCATTCAAGAACAAAATCCAATCCATTCAGGGTGCGTCAGTAAAACTACGTGATGCACAAGAGCATAGAACTTATATTCCAAGACAGAGAAGTGATTTGACGATTACTAATCATACAAGCGTTGCGCACAAGCCATTTGAGGAAATGTTAAGTGATTTTAATAAGATTAAGGTGAGCACTCAGAATGGTAAGTTAAGAAAATAAGTGGAGGATGAATATGAATTACAAATTTCATGTAGGTGATTATGTTAAGACTAAATGTGGCCATATAGGATATGTTTCAAAAATCAATCAACTTAGTAATGGACATAATATACTCTATATTTGTTATACAGATGGGAAAACTTTCCCTTGTGATGTAGTTGACCGCGATGTTGAGTATAGTTTTGACCGTATCGGGCAGTACGATTTTACTCAGCAAAATAAGAAGATTGAGAAGATGCAAATTACTTTTACATCGTCTGATTATAACGATGATGGATGGCATATAAAAAGCATTCTTGAACTTCGCCAGAAAGTAAATGAATTGGTAGATGCAGTAAATAAAATGAGGGATAAGTAATGGGTATTTATTGTTTTACAAGACCAGACCAGATGGAAGACCACAAGTTTACCGATGATGTTGCAGTCGTATGGGCAATGAGTAAGAAATCTGCAATCAAGAAGTTCTCTGTGCTATATGCAGATGTGCAGGAGAATGAAGTCGATAAGATTGGTTTCTGGACTCGTGCCAGAGTTTTAACAGATTATTAACGGAGTGATTTAATGAATAAGATTGATAGAGTTCGAGAATTAACAGAATTTCTTAATAAGGCAGCGGACGCATATTACAATACCGGCGATACAATTATGGAGGATCATGAGTTTGATACACTCCTAGAAGAGCTTTGTTCTTTAGAGCAAGAAACTGGATTTGTTATGGCAACTTCGCCTACGCATAAAGTTGGATACGAAGTAAAATCAGAACTACAGAAGGTAACACATAATCATCCTATGTTGTCTTTGGCAAAGACTAAAGATTGGAATGAGTTCATTATGCATTTTGGGAGCAAAGATGTCATAGGAATGTTAAAGATGGATGGATTAACTTGCAGCTTAAGATACATTGACGGTGAGCTAGTATCAGCAGAAACTCGTGGCAACGGAGAAATTGGTGAAGACATTTTTCACAACATCAAAACAGTAAAGACAGTTCCACAGAAGATTCCATATAAGGATGAACTCATTGTTGATGGTGAGATTATTTGTACATATAAAGACTTTGAGCCATTCTCTACTGAATATAAAAATCCAAGAAACTTTGCATCTGGCAGCATCAGATTACTCGATTCAAATGAGTGTGCAAAAAGACCACTAACTTTTGTGGTTTGGAATATAGTTAAAGGTTTTGATAATGAAAATAGCTTCTTGCGTAAGCTAGTACTTATTGACGAGTTAGGTTTTACTGTTGTTCCGTGGACTAGTTCTTTTGATTGGGATGCGAAGGAATTTTTGGTCAATAAGGCTAAGAAGCTTGGATACCCAATTGATGGTTTGGTTGGACGCTTTGGTGATATTAAGTATGGGGAGAGCCTTGGAGCAACATCACATCATAGTAATGCAGCTTACGCATTTAAGTTCGGTGATGAAACTTATGAAACGGCACTAAGAGACGTTGAGTGGAATACGACAAGAACCGGAATTATTGCTCCAGTAGCCGTTTTCGATGAGGTTGACCTAGACGGAGCCTTGACTACAAGAGCTACACTTCACAACCTTTCCATTATTGAGCAACTTGAGCTTGGTATTGGAGATACTATTACGGTGTACCGTAGCAATATGGTAATTCCAAAAATTGATGACAACCTAACCCGTAGCAATACATTAAAGATTCCTACTACCTGCCCATGTTGTGCCTATCCTACAGAGGTCAAGTATACAGACAATAGTAAGGTGCTAATGTGTACTAATCCAGATTGTCCAGCAAGAAACCTTGCTAAATTTGAGCACTTTGTTTCTAAAAAAGCAATGGATATACAAGGACTTAGCTCCGCAACCCTAGAGACGTTAATTTCGCATGGTTTTATACACAAGTACAAAGATATCTACCATTTAAGCGACCACAAGAGTGAACTTATTAGGCTTGATGGATACGGCGCAAAGTCTATTGATAATCTATTGGAATCCATTGAAAAATCAAGGAACGTGAAGCTAGAAAACTTTATTACAGCATTATCAATTCCTAATATTGGGTTGTCTGCGGCAAAGGCTATCAGTAAGAAATTTAATGGTGATCATTATGAATTTATACAGGCGTTGTCCAGCGATTATGACTTTAGTCAGATCGATGATTTCGGAGAGATTACGAATAAATCATTGCACGATTGGTGGAAGAGTAAAGATCCAATGGCAGAGCTATTACCTATTGAGATGAATTTTATTGTTGAGGAGAAGAGTGTCGATAATTCGTTAAGTGGGCTTAAATTCTGTATAACCGGGACTTTTAGTCAATCACGAGACGAGCTTAAAGCAATACTTGAATCTAAAGGAGCAAAGTTTATTAGTTCTATAAGTAAAAATCTCGATGTGCTTTTTGTTGGAGATAAAGCTGGTAGCAAACTTGCTAAAGCACAACAACTTGGAATTAAAATTGCAGACGAAAACGAGCTAATGAAGCTATTGGGCGATTAAATTTTGGGTGGCAGTATAAAAAATTGTATTGCCACCTCTTGACAAATATTATAATTGTGCTATAATAACAGTACAAAATTAATGAAGGAGGAAACAATATGGACGAACAGAATGTAACGCAAATTGAAGGACAGAAGCAGGAAACCCCTACTGCAGAACTAAAAGAGGCTGTGGCAGATGAACTAAAGGACAAGATTTCTGAAACACTAGAAAAGATCCGCGCACAAAACATGCTACTTGGTGCTCGTGCTATGACGGTAACAATTGCAGGTATTATTGATAATGCAATGAATGCACCCGGCAAGCGTACCATGGCAGACATGAAGAGACTTGTAAAGAAGGTTCGTGATTTCTGCCAGAAGGCGATTGACCATCCGGTAGAAGAGCCAAAATTTGATACGAATAACGAGGAGGAGACAGATGCCTAAGCTTGTTGGATGGTCTGATATTTTGAGCAGTCATGGCACTGAGCGTCTTACAAATGCTCATAAGCAGGAAATTGTGAAGACTATCAGACGTAGACATTATAATTTTACTTATTTTGATCATCAAAATATGAGTTATTGTTGCCCATTCTTTGATGATGGGTATATGATTTCACTTAATAAAAAGCAATTTGATGAAATTATGGCAGAAGCCTATGAGGAAATTCCAGTTGGACAGAGATTGCTCCCTATGGACGCAATTAAATCTAAGCCTGTTAATGAAGTACTATTTGAAAAAGAAGAATATGTAAAGGATGTGAAATGGCATGGATGATAGAAAAACTATTTTCTTAATTCTAGGGGAAAGTGGTTGTGGTAAAGACTATTTGGTGGACAGACTTTGCAAAACTGGTCTAAAAAAACTTATTAGTCATACAACCCGTGAAAAGCGTAAAGACGAACCTGACACTAGCCACATTTTTTCAACATACGAAGATTATCAGAACGCCAAAACATCGAATGATATTATTGCAGAGACTTGTATCAATGATGTGTTATATTGGAGTACAAAGAGTCAGTTGGCAGATGCGGATTTGTATATTATCGACAATGTTGGAACTGACATGTTGCTAAAGATGGGGTTGCCGTATAGATTTGTACGTATTTATATTAATGTACCAAAGGCTATTCGCAGAGAAAGAGCTGTTAAACGCGGAGATAACATGGATACATATGCCAAACGTGCCGCTGACGAATTTGAGCAGTTCGCAAATATGAAGATTCACAATAGATATGATTATGCAGTTTCTAATATTGACAGTGCAAAAGCTGGTAGCATTATTAGATGGATTATTAATACCGAAAGAATTGGCACAGTACAAAATTAAAAGGAGTTTATTATGAAGTATATTGTAGCTTTAGATTGTGATTGCGTCCTGAACAACCTTATTGAAAGAACTTGTCAGATGTTCAATGAAAGATATGGCACAGATATTTCAGAGGAAACTTTTACTCAATATGATATTTATAAGTGCCTATCATTTGAAGATGCAGAAAAGTTTAAGGCTCTGTGGCACGAACGTGAACTATGGGATTCTCTATCTCCAACATATCATTCTCAGTGGGGAGCTAAAAAGCTTGTAGATGATGGGTTTAGTGTTTACATTGCAACTAGTACGCACTACGAAAACTTCCCATGGAAAGTTGAGTGGCTGAAACATTATTTCAAGTTCATTGATGAACGCCATATTATTTGTATTGGCGACAAGAGTATTCTAAACGTGGACGTTATGGTAGATGACCATACAGATAATCTTATCAATAATTTACATTGTAATAGAGTCCTTGTAGAAAAACCTTGGAATATGAACGTGCACGATGAAGCTTATAGCATTAAACGTTGCACGAATTGGGATGAAATTGTTGAGGCAGTGGAAGAATTTTATAAGCAGGATAAGGAGCTGATGAAGGATTGAATACAAGAATTAATTATATTTCAGATTCTTGGACAAGAATAAAAAATCATTGTAGAACAACTGTCAATAAGAAATTCACAGAAAAAGAGCCAACTGATAAGTTTAAGGAAGAACTTTTAATTAGCGAACATTCTCCTATTAGATGTCTTGAGGTTGATTGGACATGGGCGAATATTCCTTATTGGGTAAGTACGGAACTAAGCCGCCATAAGCATGAAAAGTTTATTAGTTCACAGCGTGATGACAGAAATAATAATGAAATTCCTCGCGGAAAGAAACCACAAGATTCTCCCGTCACTCATGACGCATATGCAAATGCCCAGAATCTAATTGACATGATGCGTAAAAGACTTTGTTTTATGGCAACCAAAGAAGCTAGAGAAGCGGCAGAAAATTTGAAATATGAGCTGCACACTTACGAACCGCAACTAGCAAATGTGCTTATGCCGAATTGCTTATATAGAGCAGGATGTCCAGAGTTTGAAACTTGCGGATTTTGGAAGAAGTTCAAGGAAAAGCATCCAGATGTAGATATGACCGATATTAAAGAAAGATATCGAGCATATAATGAAGATTTTTATAAGAAATTTAATGAGGAGTGATGTCTGTGACTGTAGAACAATGGCTTGGTAAAGATAACAAAATCGGTATTGATATTTGGCATAAGAAATATCAATACAACAATGAAAATTTTGACGAATGGTTAGATAGAGTAAGCGCTGGAGATAAAGAGCTAAAACAACTTATCATTGAAAAGAAATTTTTAATGGGTGGTAGAACACTTGCTAATCGTGGTACAAATAGTACTGGTAGCCTGTTTAATTGTTACTCCAGAGGCTATGTTGAAGATGACTATTCTGATATTATGGATGCTGCAAAAGACATTGGCGTAACATTTAAGGCTCAAGGAGGACAGGGCATTTCTCTTACTAAGCTTCGTCCAAAGGGCACACCAATCAAGAAAGAATATTTTTCTGATGGTATTGTACCATTTATGAAGATTTTTAATGAAGTTACCGCAGGGACTTCTCAGGGCGGTGCTCGAAAGGGAGCACTTATGCTTTCTATCGATGCTAGGCACAAGGAGGCAGAAACATTCATTAAGATTAAGTCAAAGGACGGAGAGATTGAAAAGGCGAATCTATCTCTTGAAATCGATGATGAATTTATGAGAGCCGTTGAGAAGTATTATGATACCGGAGAAATTGTCGTGCTGCATGAAAAGCGTAATTATGCTGGTCATGAAGTAGAATATGATGTAACGCCAATTAACATTTTCAATATGCTTGTAGATAATTGCTATGATTGGGCAGATCCTGCATGTTTGTTTGTTGATAGGTTTAGAAATTATAATCTAATGCAGTATGATGATGAATATGAGATTGAAACTTGCAATCCTTGTGGTTGGTTAACTTGCCGCAAGTAAAACATCCCGTAAAATCGGTGAAGCCTACACCGAAAGGCATGGTAATACCGAGTTCCTACTGCATCACAGGGGAATGTAACGCATAGGCGATGAGCGATATGAGAGCAATAATTCGCCCACGAGTACGGGACATTGGCACATAACGGAGTGATAATATTGATTATATATAAAGCAACAAACATTATTAATGGCAAGGTGTACATTGGGCAAACAATTAATACATTAGAATATAGAAAATCACAACATTTCAGAGAAACTAAAAGTGATAAAAAGAAAAATACATATTTTCATAATGCCATAGCTAAATATGGAGAGGAAAATTTTATATTTGAACAAATAGATTCTGCTGAAAGTATAGATGAACTAAATTCAAAAGAACAATATTGGATTGATTTTTACAATGCAACAGATGAAAAATTTGGATACAATTTGGACTCTGGTGGAAAAAATTGCTTAAAATCAGATTCTACAAAACAAAAAATAGGAGAAAAAACAAGAGAAAGATGGAACGACCAAGAAATTGCCAAAGCTATGTTGGAGGGTTTGTCTAAAGGAACTACAAAATGGATAGAAATGTGCAAAGAAAATAGAGAAACATTTATATGTCCAGTTTGTGGGAAATCAATTTCTCTATGTAAATATGAAATAAAAAATAAACAATATTATTCAATGGAATGTATGGTTCAAAGTGGGGCATCAAGAGAATATGCAAGAAAAGCATCTAACGCATCTGCAATTAAATCGCGTGAGATACATAATAAAAAAAGAAAAGAAATTGCCGAGTTTATTTATTCTTGGTGCAACGATAACAAAGAAGTAATATTGTCGTGTCCATTAAATAAAGTTAGTACACACCTTTATCAATTAATGAATATTATCAATGAAAAATATGATCTTAAAGACATTAGAAGCCTATATCCTTGCTTTAATGTTAAAAATTCAAAAGATCTTGCAAACTGTTTAAAAGATTATGTGCTAAATGAAAATATATGCTGAACTGGTCTGAACTGACAGACGTATCGGGTTATACCCGTATGAGAGAAATCTCCAGAAGCTATGGATAAAAAGCCATAGCGATAACACACAGGAGCAACCACTTCCAAAGCATGGAGCATGTTGCTTGTCATCTCTTAACCTATCTGAGTTTGTTGTAAACCCATATACTCCAACTGCGCATTTGAACACAGAAGATTTCCTTCATGCTATTGATGTTGGAATTAGAACTCTTGATAAGCTAATTGACGAAAACTACAATAGGCACCCGCTACAGCAGCAAAGAGATATGTCATATAATTATAGAAACATTGGTCTCGGCATTTTTGGATATGCAACTGCTCTAATGAAGCTTGGACTTAAGTATGGTTCAAATGAAGCAATCGAATTTACTGATGATGTATTTTCACTTTTATTCAAACGAGCAGTATTCGCAAGCAATAATCTTGCAAAAGAATTAGGAACATATCCGAAGTATAAGGAGTGCGTATTTGATAGCGATATTATTAAGAAGCATTTTACGCCAGATGAAATTGATGGTCTAAAAGAACACGGTCTTAGAAACTGCTCTTTAATTTCAATTGCTCCGAATGGGTCTCTTGCTACTTTACTTGGAGAATCTGGTGGATGTGAACCTGAATTTGCACTTAAGTATACACGTAGAACTGTCGGTATGACAGACGGCGAAGATACTTATTATGATGTTTACTGTAAAGCAGCAAAAGAATATATGGATGCAAACCATACAGATATCCTTCCAGACTATTTTGTTGGTTCTGCAGATATTCCTTGGCAAAATAGAGTGCTAACACAGGCGGCTATGCAAAACCATGTAGATACTGCAATTAGTTCTACAGTAAATATGCCTAATTCTGCTACAAAAGAAGATGTAGCTCATATGTATTTACTTGCGTGGTCAACTGGCTGTAAGGGCATTACGATGTTTAGAGATGGATGTAAACGCCTTGGCATTCTGACAACAGACAAATCTGAAAGTGGCACAGACGAAAACGGAACTAAGCCTTATGAACTTCCACGTGGCGCTATCATTGAATGTTCTAGTGACCTAGTTGGTAAAAAGCGCAAGCTTACTACGGGGTGTGGTAGTTTACATGTTCTTGCATTTTTTGACCCATATGATGGCTCACTACAAGAAGCATATTTCAATAAGGGGTCAACTGGAGGATGCGCCAACTTTATGACTGGTCTTAGCAGAACAGTTTCACTATTGTGCAGAGCAGGTGTTGATATTATGACCATTAAAGATCAACTAGATTCTACTGGCGCTTGTCCGAGTTATGCCGCAAGAACTGCAACTAGACATGATACATCTAAGGGATCATGTTGCCCAATGGCAATTGGTAATGCATTAGTTGAAATGTATAATGAAATGCAACAAGATATTGGCGATAATGAAGAGGAAATTAATACTAATACAGTTGCTCAGCAGATAACGAAGCCTGAACAAATTAATTCAAACGATAGATGTCCAGAATGTGGGTCTATTCTTGAACACGTTGGCGGCTGTGATTTGTGTAAAAATTGTGGATTTACTCACTGTGGGTAATACAATACAAAATTAATTTATTGGAGGAATAAAATATGGATAACAATATGAAGAAAGATACAAAGATTAACAACAAGCTATATACATGCGGCATTTGTGGAAAGACTTTTGCGACAATTGAGGAAAGAAATGTTCACGAAGCTCAGTGCATTGCTGACCGCAAAAAGGCGGAAGCGGCACTTGCAAAGAAGAAGCTTGAGGACGAAAAAGCCACTCGTAAGGAAGAAATTGATAAGAAGTACAAGGAACTAAATGTTCTTATCGACAATTATATCAAGGACTATGGCTCCATTCAGATTGGTGAGGCTCGTTATTTTGATGATTTTCCCGCTCTATCTAAGCTTCTTGGTGGGTGGTTCTAATGAGACATTTTGAAGTAGTTAAAGACAAGCACAGAAAAAATGGTGGGGAAATTAAACTCCCCACCCGCGCTACCAAGAATAGTATTGCATATGATTTTTATAGCCCAATTAGTGTAGACATTGAACCAATGTGTTCACAAATGATTTGGACAGATATAAAAGCTATTTTTGAGAATGACGAAGCTTTGTTAATTAATGTTCGTAGTTCCATGGGTAAGCAGCCTGTTATGATTGCAAATACGCAAGGATGGATCGAAAGCGACTATGCAAATAATCCTGATAATGATGGGAACATCGGATTTAGGCTATTCAATCTTGGCAAAACCATTTATACGGTACATACCGGGGATCGTATTGGACAGGGCATGTTTATTAAGTATTTAACAATAGATAATGACAATACCGAAACAGCCAGAATCGGTGGTTATGGCTCTACTGGAGTATGACAATTAAATAAAAAATACGGGACGGCAGGAAGAGATAACCTGTCGCCCCGTAAATTATATAGATGAAAAGCATTATGCAACCATTTAAATAATTGCCATATTTATTTAAAAATATTCAAGGAGATGATATAATGAAATATATTACCGTTAAACAATTATACGAAAAATTAAACGCACAACATCCTGGTATAATAGGAATCAATTCTGTATATGATCTTGTCAAAAGAAAAGACTTCCCTTCGGTAAGAATCGGTAACAAATTTCTTGTCATTGAAGATAAAGTTGATGCATGGTTCGAGAAAAAGACATTGGCATATAAAAAATAATTATTAAGCCTTGCTATGCATTGCAAATTGTGGTACAATCAAATTGTGGTATATGATGTGGTACGCTATAATTTTACAAGTCCTACAACCTAGTCATAGCAAGGCTTTTATTTTGTTTTACCTATAATTGATTACGATCCATCTCAATCTAAAATAAACCAAGAGAATAGAATAAAACTAATGCTATCAAATGCAAGATATAACTGGGATGACTAGAAAACACAAGGGCTGAGGGTGTTTAGGAAAATTTTTCTATTCACCCTGATTCACTATTAATTTTGTATTGTAACCGTAAATAATTCAAAAATTGTGGTACAATTGTGGTACGAAATTGTGGCTTGACGACATCAAAAAACACAAATATAATAATAATATATCATACATTAATTTTGTATTGTATGTTAGAAAGAGGTGTTTTTTATGGCTAGAAAAAGAGCAAATGGTGAAGGCTCATGGACAGAAAGAGATAATGGTACATGGAAATTATCTGTATCATACAAAGGAATAGGTAGAAAATATTTTTATGGTACAAAGCAAGAATGTTTAGAAAAGAAACGTCAATATGAAGTTATGTTGTCATCTAGTATAACTCCGTCGAAAGATGCGTTATTTAAAGATTTTGCTTATTCGTGGTTGCACAATGTTAAGCAACATACTCTTAGACAATCAACTTTTGACAGATTAGAGAGGGAACTAGAACTTCATATAATTCCAAATTTAGGAGATCTATCAATACAACAAATAGATGATTATATTATTCAAACACACGTAATAAACAAAATGAAATCAGACGGATATTCTTTTTCAACCGTTAAAGCAGAATATTGTACGCTCAAACAAATCTTTAAATATGCAATAGCAAGAGGGAAAATAACAAAAAATCCTTTGGACGATATAGAATTGCCAAGTAAAGCATTATTTGCGCCAACCAGAAAAAGAAAATTTTTATCAGGCGAAGATAGACAAGCTCTTATAACAACTTGTTACTCTAAATATAAAAACGGCAGGAGAGTATATAAATATGGTGCATTTTTTGTTTTCTTACTTTATACAGGGCTAAGGCTTGGAGAAGCATCAGCATTAAAATGGAAATATATTGATTTTGAAAAAAGAACTGTTGAGGTGTCTCATACTGTAGTTTATGTTAGAAATAGAAAAACAGGAAAAGGCAAAATGTTAGTTGATCAACCTTTTACTAAAAACGGTAAATCAAGAACAGTATATTTGTCAGACGCTGCGTTGGAAGCGTTAGAGGATTTAAAAGAACAAATGGGATATGATCCAGACAGATATATAATACATGGCCCAAAGGGCACTATCATGCATCAATCAGATATACAAGCTATATTTCAATTGATTTTAAAAAAAGCAGGTATCGAAAAATGTGGTATACACGCATTACGCCATTCATTCGTTAGTCTTATGATAAATAATGGAGTGCCAGTTCCAATGATTTCTGCAATGGTAGGGCACAGTAGTATAGGAATAACCATGAATGTTTATTCACATTTACTAAAAGAAACAGAAGTAAAATCTATGGAAATTATTAAAGAGCTTAGATAAGAGTGGTTTTAACCACTCTTTTTATTTTTGCATTGCAAATGACGCAAGAATGAAGTAAAATAATATGAGAGGGGAGTGATAGATTTGGAAATAAAAGCTAAAGATAGTGTAAATTTCACGCTAAGGATGCAGGCTTCACAACGTTTTCAATTGGAACAAATTGCAGCTAAAGAAAGTAGAACTGTAACTAATTTAATCAATATGGTACTAAAAGAATATATAGATAATTATAATAACAAGACAAAAAAATAGGAGCCTGAGATTTCTCTCAAGCTCCTAAATTTTAACCTTTTAACCATTCTTGACTTTCGTAATATTTAACTATTACATCATACATTTTTGTACCAAATGAATTGCACCCCAATATCTCATGATATTTATAATAAATTTCATTTATATGCGTCATTTCTTCTGGGTATATTTTGATTCCACGTGCGCATCTAGAAGCATATTCGGATAATTCTGCCTTAATTCTATCGCGTTCGTTCTCAAAAACTCTTTTATCCAATGTTTTAATACGATCATCTATTTTATCTATACGTTCAAGAATCTCTCCAACATTGCTTTCGAGTGCTGTAATTTTAGTATTAATCTCTTTAACGGCAGCAGAAGTTTCACTTGCTTCAGATGTATGTTTAATCCAATTTACAATCTTTTTTCTCACTGGTTTAAAAATTGTAGTAACAAGTGCAATAAAGGCAGATATGCAACCAATAACAGCGGCAATATCTTTAATTAATTCCATAATAAATCACCCATTCATAATAAATTATCTCCTTTTAACCCTTTTATCATAATCATTGATTCTTTTTTAATTCATCCACTTCTCGCTGCAGTTCTTGACATTTTTTCACCAATAAAGGGATAATCTCATCATATGCCAATGCATAGTTAGAACGTTCTTTGGTTATATCATCTTCGTCATAATAAACTATCCCAGTTTTCTGATTATTAACTCCAGCTTTTATCAGCGCTTGTTCAACGTCTTGTGCAACAAATCCATAATGAATAATATCAGAATTGTCATTTGTTAATCTATACTGTACCGGGTGAAGAGAATCTATAATATCGATATTGACATCCTGAATATTATTTTTTAAGTTTCTATCGGAATCAATTATTGGAGACGACACAAAATGAGCATTCCAGAAGCAATCAAACCTTCCAGTATTATTGCTAACTTTTTGGGCATAACCACCAACTGCAACAGAGTTATTATCAGATGCTATATTGATTGGAAGATTTTTTGTCCCAACATGAGAAATTACTTCATGCGCTCCTCCAACTGCGTCCGATATCACAATTTTAAAATCATATGTAGTATCTACCGCAAATTCTGTTTTATCAGTAAAAGTATATTCTGTTTTATTACTTGTATCATTTCTTATTGTTACACTATTAGATGAAAATGTAGAATCTAAACTTTTCTTATTATAAACAGCAATTTTTACGGCATTTGTATTTTTCAGAGTATAAAATGATATATTAATTTTATGAGTTACATATACTCCAGCATTATTAATTGTGCCGTCAGAGTTACTTCTAAATGAATTGCAAGAAGTAATAACTGGGGGATTGTAATCTTCAACATTAATATATTGTGTTTTACTAGCAGTCCTTCCACGTGTATCTGTAATTGTTATAGTATATGCTTTACTTCCGCAAGTAGTCAAAATTGAGCTAGTTGCACTATACGTATTTGTCGAAGTCGCTGTCTCATAAGATAAATTTGGGCCACTGATAACGCATTTTTTAATAGTAGATCCATATACTCCAGAAACCGAAGCAGTCCACCTAACAGTTGAATTATTTTTAACATATAGTCCACAATTTTGCGGTTTTGTTGAGGCTATCGATGGATTAAAGCTATTTATTACTGGCGCTATATTGGAAGGAATGTTTAAAGTAAAATTAATAGATTTTTGTCCAACATTAGTCCCACCGCTAAAAGTTGTACACCAAATTGTCCCATACCCGGATGTTGCACTCGGTATTTGAGATGCCAAATCTAATGGAGGTGTCCACGATATAGATGAACTAGATGTCTGTGTCGCGAGAGTCCCAGTTCTATTACCAAATTGCCACGTTAATGTATGGGTAAAAGAAGATACCGCTTTTGAAATAGAAATTGTCAATGGAGAGCCCATGGTACTTCCACTTACACTAATACTTGATGCTCTTGGTATTTGAGGAAGATCTACAGAATAACCATACCTTGTACTGCTAATCGCATACGTATAAACTGCTGCTTCTGCCCAAGCTGTTAAAACAGCATTGCCATAAGAATTATGCGTTAAAGTAAAACTACCAGACCCTAACGTCGCTCCAACCCACATTTCAAATCTATCCGCTCTGCTATAAACAGTTGTACCAGCTATATTAACCGTAACTGGGCCAGCCATAACATATCCCCATGAGCCACCAGCAGACTTCACTGTCCAATAAATAGTGGATGTATTATTAGCCACACTTTGTGAAGAAGACCATTCTACTCTAATTCTATTTGGATATACACTACCAGCAGCATCGTATACACTTGTTTCAAACGCACCACTTGATGCAGTTGCCATATTGCTCACCTCCTATAATTATGTTGCAACAATCGATAAACTACCATTGCTTTCTATTTGAATCTTAAATTTTCCGCCTAAAGATATCGAAGGAGTTGACGATTTTGTGCCAACTTTTATATCTCCTTCGACTTCGGCTTTCTTCATATATGCAGTGTCATTAGCAAAATAAGTTATTGGCACACCAAATTTAATTTCGGGGTCTACAAAATTTTCATTAATAGCTCTGGCTTCATAGAAAGGCGATTCAACTTTATATATAAAATCTGGATTCTTATAATAATCATAATACATAACACCATTATCGTTGTGTTCATATAATATATAGTCATAATAATTATCTGCTTTATATGTTGGTTCTGATGTTACAGTTTTTATCCTTGCTTTTCTACAAAATTCAATTCTTTGGGCAGACACTCTAGAAAAATATTCTTTGTTTTTATTTTCTCCGACAATAAGACCATTATCACCATCAAAACTAAAATATGATAATTTTTCTGCTGCATCACCCTTATTCATTGTAACAGTGCCATCTTTAGCTACTTTAAACGCATACGTTCCGTCGTCTTGCAACCCAATGCAAATTTCTCCACCAATGATACTGCTACCTTCAATAAGCCCAGCGCTAACGCACCCTGCTAATACTCCCCAATATGTTTCGCCTTCAATTGTATAACTACCGAATACTGATTTTGTTGTTTTGAAATTATCATCAGAATATAAGAATTTATTATTCGTAATCCAGCCTTCATGTTTATCTAGAACACCATCTACCATTTTGCGCAAATGAATACCATAATTATCCCATGATACATCTTGCCCCGCAGAGCTAGACCTAATAGATGTAGTTGCATCAATAAGACCCTGCCTAATTTTTTCATCAATTGCAGTAGCAATATCGTATCCTTTTTGCCAATACGAAGAACCGCTTGCCACAGATTTTCCGGCATTTACAGCTTGTGCCAATAGGTCTGCGTGTATATCTCCTTGGTCTTTAACTGATAATAAATCACCAAATGTACAAGAGAAATTACTTAAATCATTAAAGTTTAATTGTACTTCAAGCAATCTAGCCTTTTTAATAAAATCTTTTCTTATCATAACTCTGATAAAATTGCCGAGACTAAATTGATGCAAAATTGGCTCAAATTCTGGCATTGCATAGATATTTTTCATTGATGCGGAAAAGGATAAAGTTGGTTTAGAAATTGCTTTTAATTTTTTGCTACCAGCTACTAATAATTCTTTTTGCGTATTGATTATGTCCAAATCTGTATCTATATCTGTTGTACAGAAACAATCATCTGTATACTCATCTTCACGTAAAAATAGTGACAATCTATCTAGGCTGTCTGGTGAGAAGTTTTTACTAATATCAATGTCTTCTGATATAAATTGAATTTTTTCTCTAACTTTTTGTATTTGCTCTGCGATTCCGTCTACCATATTTTGTTTTTCTTCTAGCTGTTTTTTGGCGTCTTGCAATTTGTTTAAGTTATCAATATAGCTTTTATATTCCTCGCTATCTTTAGGCTTTTGATCCCATTCTGCTGCAATTTGTACATCGTTAATAGATGAATATATATCTATTTTTTCCTTCAAAGAATTAATACCATCACTACCAAAAACTAAATCCCTCTCGTTCCAAACATATGTATATTTATTTTCTTCGTGCCCATCTTCGTCAACTTGCACAGACATTTTCATTTCACATACATAATATTTGCAAGCAATATCATTATAAGTAACATTTCCGTCTTCTTCTACTTTATCTTGATTGACAATCTTATATACTTCGCCAAGATGTTCAATATCTGCCTCAGGTAAGAACATATCTGCTTGATCATAGTTATCAGGGTTTAGTTTAATTTCTGTAATTTTATATTCATCCGGCACAGAATTTTCCTCTGTCAATCTATTATCAATAAGCCTATATAATTCCTTTAAAACTTCTGTGTAACTTTCTACTTTAATGACATAATCGCCGATTTTAGGAGTGTAAGATTTAAGCACAGGCGTTACATCGTCGATTAAAATTTCTCCGGCTTGAGGATTAGAATTTACAATTAACAATGCATCCACCGAATCAATTGTTTTAACCCTGATTCTGTCTCCATTATTAAGAGGAACATATATCGTTAAAATACAAGTTTCACTATTATATTCATACCCGTCTGGCCCTTCTGCAAGAGTTTCAAATTCAAGAGAACCAGCATTCCTTTTTTCAATAATATGCCTAAGTCCGATTTCATTTAATAGTGTAAAATGATTATCGATAAATTCAACCGACACAATATCTGTAAATTTTAACGCATCCGAAATAGTTAACGCACCAGATTTAAATGTATACTTGTTTGTCTTTGTTCCATTAATTGCGACAGAAGTCGGATTCCAATTTATAAATTCTGGCAATTGGAATGTAGTTTGAATTGTGTTTATCTGAATCGTACTACCTACAGTTAAAGAATCATCATTGATAATTAAAATATTATTGTCAGAATCAAATTCATATTCTGTGATTTTATTATCACCTATAGCAATTGATTCTATCTTTCCAGTAAATGATGTTATGTTGAAATAATTTTCTACAAAATTAACTATGATATTACTATCACTCATTAATAAAGGTGAAGTTATAGTCAATTTATTGTTTATATAATTATACCCATCTTCTTTGATAGCAACACCATCTATAATAACCGAAGTTATTTTCTTTCTGTCCATATCTATTTGAAATGAGGTATCAATAGATACCACTTCTATTACTTCTCCTGCAAATAAAGTTGGCAATGAAGATATTGTTAATTTCATTGTAGATTCATCAAAGCTATAAATATTATTTGGGATTTCTTCAAAATCAATACTGACCGATAATAATCTATCTTTCTTTTGTGGAATAGTAAAAACATTATTTACCATATTAATAGTGACCTTATCGCCAGCAGTAATATTTTGATTGTTAATAGTTAAGACATAAGTATTAATATCTAGGCTATAACCAGACTGCGGTACTTCATTTTGATTAATATAGACACTAACTAAGGATTTGTCTTTATGTGACGAGATATCAAAATGAGTATCGATAGATTCGACAGAGACGACATCCCCATCCTTCAATGCACTATTAATTGTCAATAATGCATTTTGTAATTGATACGCATCGGTTTCTTTGCCATTAATTTTTACAGAAACAATTTTGTCTCTTAAATTCTGTAGAGTAAATTTATTATTGATTAACTCTATAACAATAGTATCTTCATATTGTAAAATTGACGTGTCAGTAAATAATAAATAGCCTCCATTAATTCGATATTTACTACTATCAATTATCTCGTCATTAATTTTAACTACTACAATTTTATTAGATGGATTTTTAAAAGAAAACCTAGTAGAAAGTTCGGCCTTCGGTGTTTCAACCTTTATGGTATCTCCAGTTAACATCGGCGCTGTAATCGTTAGTTCTTTTGTTGTCTCGTCATACGTATACTGATCGTTACTTATAAGTTCGTCCTCAATATATACTTTAGTATCTTCTGGCACAACAATTTCATTAGTAAGTATGAATGTATTTTCTTGTGCATTTGCTACATGAGTTTCTGATAAAATTTCTGGCTGATTAAATTGCTGTGATTCACTTTCAATATCGAATTCCTCGATTTCACTTTCGATATCAAATTCAATAGAAATTTTATCAATATCCATAATTGTATTTTCGCTATCTACACTAAGAGAGTTGGCGTCTCCATTTGCTATAAATTTCTGAGTATGCCCAACAACACAATCCTGTTTAATCGGAGATATGTCAAAAACTTCTTCGGTAGAACCACTGATATCTTTACTATAAAAGCCACCCATATATTTATCTTGTTTGTCCATATATGCAAGGTATTCATAATAAAGTTTATCTCCCATCCATTCTGGCGTACAGTAATAATCAAGATTCATAATTGACGGCAATCCGAAATTAACACTACGAATATCTAAATCATCCGCTCCTTTTACAGTCAATACTGTTTTAATATCATCGGCGGAATAGTTAACATGCATTTCATTAGATAAATTTTCAAATGCAACAATAACATCCGTATCATATTTACTTTTAAAATCATTGGTTACTTCTACAATATCGCCTTGTGCCGGTGCGATAGAAAGGAGTAAGTCATTTGTTTCTTGATTGTACGTATATTGCGTTATAATATGCCCGTTTATAGTTACTGTACTTGTATCTGAAAAATCACCAGACAATTTAAAGGTTGTCGTTGTTCCATCGCCTATAAAGCGTTCAATTTCATTTTCCGAATATACATTAATAATATTATTAATAGTATCAAACTCTACATAACATTTAAATGTATCACACATTTCGTTCATGATAAAGTCATAAATAGATTCTCTATCAACATCAAAGCTACGACCTTGTGACGCTAATTCTGCGTCAACATGACCAATAGTCCATCCATATGCTTTTTTCAATATTAAATGCAGAAGGCTATGTTCAACGTCTGTTGGGTTGTATAATATAACTCCATCAATGCTTCCAACTGTATCGCCCGTATCTCCCATATTAATAATGAATGTTTCAAGATATCGTTGAGACAGAGAATATTCTAATGAATAAGCATTCAATTGCTTATATTCCTGTATTCCATCACTATATAATTCTGGATCTTGAAGTTGGAAATATCCGAACCCTTCAAGATAGACCAAGCGCAACCCCTCGATGTAATTATAATATGGAGTTCGCTTTTGTTCTCCTGTAATTAAATCATGATAAATAGAAGGGACATTAAATGAGATTTCGGAGTATCCATTAAATTTAAATGTTCCGTTTAAATCATTTACATCTAACTTGCAAATTTTATCTTTATTTGTCTGACATAATATAACCTTTGGTGTTTTATATGTGTCGGATAACAAATCTTTAGGTAATCGCATTTTCTAGCACCACCTTATCCTTTAATTTGTATATCATTAAAATGTTTTTTGATAATTAATCTTCCGTCTTGCACTTCGGCATTAAATTCATCAAATGGGCATTCGTTACCGCTATCATCAATAATTAGAGTACCATTATTTTCACTAAATGCAGAGATACCAACATCTGTTTTGATGTTTTTAACATCTCCTCGTACAATCATTGTCTCACCAGCTATTTTTATATTAATACCAGTAGGAGGCTCTAATGTTATATCTCCTCTAATTTTAACGATGTTATTATCAACATAAATAATAACGGCATTTTTAATCTCGTAGTTATTTAATAATCCATCTGATACTTTCATAGGATATCTAAAAGACATTGTTAATTCTCCGCTACCAGAAGCTTGGAAACTATTTATGCCAGCAGATAATGCAGGAAAAACAAAATTAAAATCATCATTGAAAATTCTTGCGGTATTATCAGAATACGCAACAAAACTATTATCTATTGTTATCGTTTCCCCTTGCTGCAGCTGCTTAAAACTTGTCTCTTCACCAATAGTATTATTTTTAACCGAAAAACTTGCACCATTTTGATTATTTTTAAATATCATGCGAGGATAAATATATGAATATAAATCATCGCTTTCGTTATCTATATTAAAATTTGTCTCACCATTTAAAGTCATTTTTACTGTTTTAACCTCTGAATATGCCCATGGGCTAACTGATGTAAATTCGGCTCTAATACCAATAACTCTAGCATCCATTTTCTGCAATTTAATATCTGTAAATCTTCCTAGATATGAGCATACAATTTCTCCATCCATATTATAAACATCCATCCAAGCATTCTTTCTTGATCCAGTAAGCCACCTTAAAACAGATCTGACTTTAAACGGCTGAATATCATCACCGTCAATATCTACAAATGTAACTGATGGTTTTGCTACATCGTTATATTTTGCCCCATAATCTGTGCGCATTGAACCATCAAAATTATCCGTATAAACTGGTTCCATAGTCAAATAGGTATCTGTTTCTCCAGAATCAGGGTTAAATGTCGCGACAACGAGTCTCTCATCATAATTGCTTCTATTTCTAAATTCAATCTTAGGATGGTAAATCACTTGACCACACCTCCTATAAACTACTTTATGTAATTAAAGGAGAGGCACCGAAGTACCTCTCCTTTTTATATATCATCTTGTGAACCTTTTTAAACTATTGTTAACGCCCTTCATATAAGAATCTAGTTGAGCCTTAACTGCATCCTTAATATCAGGTATAGAATCCCTATCAGCATGTTCGATATTGATCATATTGCCGAATGACATATTAAGCTCAATACTATTATTGATAATATAAGGAGCGCCAATCTTAGGTTTATTTCTGTCAAGAATATCTTTCGGATCTAGAGTCCCAAGCTTCATAAGATTATCAGTAATATCACTTGGAATCACAGAACTGCCTTTACTTAGATATTGTAACCTACCATTCGTGTCTGCATGTAATACTAATTCTTCTAGCCCAAGTTCGTCAGTAATTGCAAATTGGTCGTTTGGAACTTTCTTAATACCTTTTGCATATCCCTCTATGTCGCTTAACTTGATCCAGCCAGTATACTGTCCGTTTCTGCCAATTAACACTTCAGAGCCGCTAACTTGATAAACAGTAAATGTAGAACCAGGAACCCAAGATTGCATTCTAGTACCATTGCCGCCATCTCTAGTAAAGTGAGTAGCAGACTTCTTAACAGTCACGCTAGAACCATTGGCCGGAGCCGCAGGTTTTTGTGGGGTGCTAGGTTGTTGTGGGGTAGATGGCGTTGGAGCAGTATACGTCGCACTAGATGTCTTGTTGGCATTTTGATTAGTAGCGTCAATTAAATGTCTTGCTGTCTCATCCGCCGCTGCTTGTAAATCAAGAAGTTGTTTCTTAATTGCTTCTAGTTGCGCAGTAAACGCACTTGTAGATGCATTTAATTGATCTTGATAAGTACCTATCGCAATTACGCCTTGTTCCCAAGGATTTGTAATTGCTTCTGACAAATTAATGCCATATTCATCGGCAATTTCTTTTAATGTCCCTGCAACTACTTCTGTATTTCCAGTAATAGTCGCAAAGCTATCGGCGATTACTTGTTCGACGTTCTTTAAATATTCATCGAGAGCTTCCATCTCTTTTTCTTTTTCGTCTTGATAGTTCTCTGCTTGATCGTCCAACGCATCTTGTTGTTTCTCTATACTATGACTATAATATAGTTCGTCTAATTCTTCTTGTGCTGCAGCAAGTTCTGCTTCAAGCTTCTTTCTTCTGGCAATAGCACTTGCGGAATTATCCCCAGCTATTGCAGCAAGTTGCTTTTGAATATTTGCAATATTCTTTTGTTGCTCTTCTACCTGCTTAGAGAAATCATGAGCATCTTTAGAAAGTTGCAATTCCTCTTTCTTTTTATTTATAAGCTCATTATAAGCGTCAATTTCCTCTTGCATCGCATTTTTTGCAGCATCAACACGAGTTTTATTAAGAGCAATAAGAGCGTCTTTTGCAGCCTCATATGACTTTATACTATCCCATTGTCCGTCTTTGAGTTCTTGTAGTTTTTCGTTATACTCATCTGTACTATACTTGCCAGCGGCATATTCTTGATTAAGGTATTCAATTTGTTCTGCATATTGTTTTGCTCTATATTGAGCGCGTTCCATTTCTTGGGCAAGTAGACCCATTTTAGTAATGCCCTCATTAGTCCAATTGCCCATTTCATCGGCAATATCCTCATCATCGATTAAATCGCCTAAATTAGATATTTCATTGCCGACATTATCAATAGCTTTAATAAGACTATCAAAGTTATCCCAGTGTAACTGATTGATAGAATTTTGGAATCCTTCAATCTCTTTACGGCAGTCAATAATAGCCTTATCAACATCTTGAATTGCGGCGACCCCTTCATACCATTCCTCAGAGCCGATATCAATATTGCCAGCAGAAACCTGAGCATCAAATTCTTTTTGCATGTCATTGCGTTTCTTTTGAAGTTCATCAAGCTCTTTGATGCTATTCTTAATCATTTCTTCATACATTACTGCAGAAGTACGTTCGCCTTGCTCGTCTATCAGATCGACGTTCGCCTGAAGCAAATCATTAAGAGTTGTAATCTTAGTAATAACTCTATCATACTCATCCGCAATAGTTTGCACTTTTTGTAATGAGAGTGAAGTAATTTCTTTCTTGACTTGTTGCTGTTGTGTCCTTACATCTGATGCTTTTTGTGCCCATTCACGATAGTTATTAATAGCCTCTACAACTTCTTGATTAGCTTCTCCTAAGAATTCTGTTAAAGCAACACCGCCATTTTTAGCAAGCTCTTGGTATTGCTGTGGCACTTTCTCTAAAAGTTGTGCGGCATAATCCGCATAAAGCTTATAACCTTCTCCAAGTTCTGTCAATTTATACTTATTGACATTAATCATTTGATCTTGGATATCATTTTTAGCAGAAATACCTACAGCATTTTCTAGTGCTACGGACATATAATTTAAATCATCATCAATCTCCTCAAGCAAAACTGCGAACCAGTCGAACATTTCTTCAAAATCATTGGCAGCATCAGAAAGATCATCACCCGCGTCAGATAAACTATCTGCCGCATCGTTCCAATCTGTCCAGAAATTATCATTTTTAGCACCACTATAATAAGTTGGTGTCGTATAATCCGGGACGATTGTTACATGTGCATTACCTTCAGAGTAGGCCTTGCCACGAGAATTGATATGCCCGTTCTTGAACAACTCTTCGGTTTGCTTGTGATTAAAGATAATTGCATTCTTTGGCAAATCTACAAATTCTGCACCCTTATCTCCAACGGTATAATATTTTCCAGTTTTAGGGTCTACAACGGTTTCCCTTCCGAGCTCGCCCACTAAAGCGTCGTCTTCTGCTTGTGGCAATCCCCAATTGCCAGATGCATGAGCGGTGCCATCTGCATATATTGTCAAACGTCCGCTGGCACCAGGAGTATGAACTGTCTGCTCAGTACCACTACCAATAACTCGATAGTCAGTTGTAATTGTAAACGTTTTATCACTAATGCTTGTCGCATTAAGCTTATCAAGTTTCGCTTGAACTGCACTTACATTTTCTCCTGTTGCTACAAGCTCAGAAGATGTAGATTCAATCTCTCCTTCTAGGTTTGAAATGGCTCCAGTATCTCCAACATAATGGAGTAATTTCGCCGTCTTATCTGCGTCCTGACCAATACCTTCAAGAAGATTTTTAACGACAGCTCCATCAACTTCAAGCCCTTTGGTATCAAGTTGGAACAGTTCATCACTTGTCCATTTTCCATCATTTTGTTTTGCTTCGTCAATAAGCCCCCAGATATACTTGTCGACAGTATTGGAATCAAGCAATTGTGGGCCATTTTCTGTCTGTAAAATCGGAGTAAATGCTATGTCCTCTCCGTCGAATTCACCAACAGAACTTAATAGAGTGGAGTACGTGCCAGCCAAATCATCGGCCTTCATGCCCCAGCTGTCTATTGCATCGCCATACTTATCAAGTGATTCTTCGTCCCAATATAGTTCCTGACGATCATTAGTATCTACGTTCCCATATTTTGTTTGAGATAAATCTGTACCAATGTCATCTGCAAGAGATTTAGCATTAAGTACATCTGTTACATATTGATTAATAAGATTGTCAAGTTCTCTCATTCCGTCAGAAGTATCATCAATGGCGGACGCTACCTCTTTGCCAGTATAAGAACCGTCGCCCTGCAAGTCTTTTACAACGCCAGCAAGACCAACTGAACTAAAACCAGACGATTCAACGGCTTTGTCTCCGCCAAGATTAAACATTTCCATAATAGTATTAAGATAACCATCTTTATACTTGGAAAGTTCATCCTCAAATCCAGTCCAATCTTTTTCATCATACTCTCCGGGAACAGCACGAATAACCAAGTTGTACTTATCAGAATCAAGAAGATCTTGCGTTGACCCATTCGTGACAAGACCATCTATATAATCTGCAAGTGCATCAGATGTTAAAACATCCCCATTCTCAAGAACAGGAGTAATATCAATAGTATACTTATTCTTATCTCCAATTGTTACAGTCTCTGCGGAAGTACTTGCATATATCTCTCCGTCAGACCCAATGAATGAATTGTATCCTCCGCTCATAGCAAGATCATGTTCATACGATGGAGATAAATGTGGACGTTTACGAAGGTCTACATTACCGTTTACCAATTTTTCATATTGCACACACATTTCTTCAGCATATTTAGCAAGCTTATTAAGTTTTAGCTTATCAAATATGTTGTTAATAACATTTGTCCCGCTTGCATATGCTTTGCCCCTACTATTAATGTAACCATTTTCAAGTAAAGATTTTGTTTGTTTATGGTTAAATATAATATCGCCTTTTTTAACATCAGTAAACTCTGCACCATTTTCTCCAAGCATGTCCCAATGGTTTCCACGCACACGAAGTTCTGGGCCTAATTCTCCAACTAAAGACGTATCAGTTGATTCAGCCCCCCAACTACCAGAAGCATGAGCCGTACCGTTAGCCATTGTAGAATTTAATTCATAACGGCTACGACGCCCACCATGTTTCGTCACTGTCTGGCCTTCATTTACCTCCCGGTATGTAGTAGTGACAGTGACACCTGTTGGGACTCTGTCGATTGCATCAATCAAATTATTAATTGATTTTACGGCAGCAGTACTATCAACACTTGGGTCTGGAAGTGCCTCAATAGCCTTCTTTGCCGCTTCTGCGGCAGTTTTTACTTCTTCAATTTGCGCCTTTGCTTCTTCTTTATTTTCAACAAGAAGATTAATAACTCCTTTATCATTCAGCAAATCAACGTACTGTTGTAGTTTCTGACGCTCATCATCAGTTATCTCTACATCTGGCTTGATTTTATATTTACCATCTTCTCCAAGCTCTACAAGCTCACTATCATCTATATTAGCTATATTCGCTTTGACCGCAAGTTCGTTATTATTTGCTTTCCACGCAGCCATTTGAGAGTCTATATCATCTAGCGCAAGCTGAATTGATACCTCTGTTGGTTCTTCTAGATTGTATTTTTTCTTTAATGCCTCTCCGAGTTGTTCAGTTAAGCCTTTAACTTTTTTAGTTTGTGCATCTATTTCTTCTTGAGTATAGCCACTATTAGGTTGATTCATTTCATTCAACTTTTTCGTAGCTTGTTCAACTTCATCTTTTAAATTTGTGACTTCTTTCGTAACATTTTGATACTCTACGGCATTTTTCCTTGCATCTTCTGCACAACCTTGTAGCTTACTATTAGCCTCCTGATATTTCTGTGCCCATTCTTCAACGCCAATTTCATTATTTGCTAAAGCAACATCCAGCTCTGATAAGTTTTTAGTTGCCATAAAAATATTGCCTTCGAGCCCTAAATCAAGTTGGTCAAAGACAGAACCAAAATCGCCGTTCAACCATTCTGCATCATAAGAATCAATTTCTGTGAACATTGCAAAAGCCATTTCCTTTGTAATATTCATCTTATCACAGAAATCATCTAATGTTTTAATATCACTTGAGAGCTCAAAGTGTTGCCAATCACCTTTATTTGTAAATACTCCTTTTTCTTGAGCACTTTCAATGAACGCCTGAACATTATCTAAGGTCATCTCTGCACTTTCAAGAGTACCATCATCGCTAAATTTTAACGTAAAATATTTACTGAAATCCGAATTCTTTAAATAATTGGCAATAGCAGCGACTTTTTCTTCTACCGTATCAAAACCAGAATAAACATCTTCTGGAATCATACCTGCCACAGCAGCCTTAAAAGATTCTGTCCCAAGTTTTGCTGATTGCAATCCTTCAATAAGCCCAGAAATCATATCTTCTGCTTTACTGCCATAATCCTTTGCTTCATCAGCAGATTTTGCGTCTTCATATTTTTGATATGCATCCGCAGCTCCAAGCAACTTCTGTTCAAGAAGGCTATACTTTGCGATTGTTCTTTCTACTGCTCCCATTTCTTTATAAAGAGCATTAATTTCTTTTGCGTTAGCTTGCGCGAGTTCGCCATTCGCTCCAGTTAATTGCTTAATTTTCTTATACAGCTCATAATACTTTAATCTAGCTTGAGACCTTTCAGTTCTTGCATTTTGAGCAGCTTCTTGTCTCTTCTTTGTAATCAGCTTGTTAAGCAGTGACGCATTTTTAACCACGTATCCATTTGTTGTGTCAATTGCATCTGCATATTCTTTTTCATCACCAATGAGTGTTTTTAATGCTTCGCCCTGTTCGTCAGTAAGTTTGATTTTATCATAAACTACTTCGTTTTGAACAGATTGTGCACTAATAACTTTATCGATTTCATCAGCATAATTAGAAAAAGTACTACCAACTGGATCGACTTTATTAAGTTCAGCGTGCGCGGCGGCAGAACCTAAAGAATTAATTTGATCCACAGCGTCTTGCGTACTAAGCCCAATTTTATTTAACTCGTTCCTAAATTCGCTATAATCTGAACCATTTAACGAGTCTGCTGTAAGTTCTCCAGTCTCCGCCAAAGAATATAATTTCTTTTTAACCTCTGGATACTTTTCTAATAGAGCATCAAACTGTTCGGTATAATATTCACCGGGATTAATTGTTTTATCTATATCGAGCGCCATTTGCTTAAGCTTATTTGCGAAATCATCATCGACATTTTCGCCATAATTATCTAGATAATCATATAGCTCTGTTCCATATGTAGATAATGTTTCTTTAAGATTTTGCATTGATGATTCAATTGACTTCTTTTTAGAATCTAAGGCAGATTTTTCGTCCTCACTCATTGCACTAGTATCTGTATTAATAAGCTCATTCCACTCTTGTCTTAACTCATTATATTTTTCAATACCCTTTTGAATATAGCCTTCTTTGTCTATACTACCATCAGAAATATATTTTAAATCTCCATTCAGCTCATCAGATATTTGTGTCTCAACTCTTAATAGCTCCGCCACTGCCTCATCGCTTAATTCTTCCCATGTCGATACATCAGCAAGCATATTATACAACTTTTCAGAATACGGTTTAATTGCGTTCCTTAAATTGTCATTAATAATCTGATTATTTTTTGCATTTTCTATTTCGGATTTAGCGATTGTGGCATTTCCATATCTTTCGTCATCTTTATTGGTTTTAACTTCTTCTATGCTTAAGTTCTTAATATTAAAATCTTTTTTATAATCTTCTTTTGTCTCTTTCTGTAGCTCCTTTTGTTTAGAATCCTTACTTTCGTTTAGCAGTCTTAATCTTCTTTCCAATTCCTCATTGGTTTGTTTTAAAGTTTCTAGTTCTTCTTTTTCTACAAAAGATAGATTATGTTTCCCCTCTAACTCTTCAATTCTATTTTTAGTTGTCTCAAGTTCAGAATTTAAACTTTCAATTTCATTATTTAGATCTTGGATTTCATTCTTTAATTTTTCTGATGCTGGAGTCATATTAGATATCCAAGTAATCAGAGATATAACTAAAGTAATAGCCATCAAAATCCATCCAACCGGATTAGACGCCATTAAAGATTTCAGTGCTCCTGCAACACCATGAATAGATGTAGAAAGTCCTTGGTTTGCAGCGGTTAAACCAAATGCTGAAATTATCTCTGCAGCTTGAGCTGCGGTTAATTCGCCAGACACTACTGCCGCTTGTATTTTTGCTAATGTAAGTTCTCCCTCAGCTTTGTCCACCAACCAAGTAGCGGCTGCATCGGAAAGCTTTACTTGATTGTCCGCCCACATTTCAGCGGCTTGAGCAGCAGTAACTGTTGTCGATTTTGTTTTCTCTGCAGTAACTTGCGCCTCAGCCATAGCTTGTTGAATAGTCGTCTTTTCAACCCCATTTGCAGCCATAGCTTGTTGAATTTGTGCCTTTGTTAATCCAGCAGACGCAAGTGCGGCTGCTTGTTGCTTGTCAGTTAAATCACTGACTGCGGCAGCATATGCACTAATATTTTGCGCATTAAATTCAGCAGTAGATATTTTACCAGCTTCGCCAAGTCCGTTTACTGATTGAATTGCCTTAATTTTTTCTAATGCCTGTCCATAATTAGATACATTAGTAGAAATTTCTTTAAACATAGTCACTGGGTTGATCTTTTTAGAAATTAATAAATATGAAACTACTCCTGCTAATACTGATTTGAATAGTCCAAATGAGTCTACAGCTTTTACAACTGCGGTTCCTAAATTAACGAAAAATTTAATCCAGCTACTGTCGAGCGCATCAGACCACATTGTCTGAACTGCATTTTTAAATAGAGTAATTCTGCCCTGAATACTATTAAGTTGCTTTTCATTTTCCGCCATTGCAGAACCTTCAGCATCCATAGCGTCTTGATATGCACCTTCAAGGTCTTCAATATTGGTAAGCATTGCAGCCATGGCATTTGAACGGTTTTTACCAGCTAACATTTCAAGTAATGCCGCTTGGTCGATATCACTCATATCTCCCCAGACTTGAGCAATTTCTTTTATAATATCATATGTTGCCTTATAGTCGCCGGTTTCAGTTAAAATATCTACACCAGTTAAAGCTTTAACTTTAGATTGAAGCTTGCTGACACTCTCTACTACATTATCAGTTTCTTCGCCTAGTGATTCCAATTCCTCTACACTTGTGCCTCTAATACGTAGTGAGATGGTACGTAATGCACTCAATCTGTTACTTTCCACTTATTAAGTGTACTGACCATATTTCTATGGCGGATAGTCATTTCTGGCTATCTCTCGTGTTTTATCATTAGGTCATATCACGAGTTCGGACTGTATCTTCACATATAGTGAGTGGCGAAACCTAATATGTTACCATATTAGGTATTACAGTCTCTGAGGATTTTTATTAAAATTACATAGTTATATTTAACAATTGTTTATATTGATTAGACGGCATACAATAATAAGGAAGAATAATATTATCATTTAACATTAGTACGCCATCAGATACAGAATAATTGAATGAATTATAATCTTCAAGAATCCCTTTATGCTCTATATATGTCTTAATTAATATAGAACATAATTCTTTATTATTCAATATATCTGATTCCCATAAATATAAACATTCTATTCCGTATTGATTTTTAATATATGAATGTTTTGCTTTATCTCTTCCAATTCTATCATATTGTGAGTCTGTAAGATTAGATGTGAATTTTAATGGATTAGTATGCCAATAATCCCCTTGAACTTCAATAATTAGATTATAATCTATCAAATAATTATCAACTGAGAAAAATGAAAAATCTTTTTCTCGTTCATAAGTAATATTAAGACTATCTAATATATCATTTATAATTAATTGAGGCTTAGAGTCTAATGACATAGAACCGTTCTTAAATTGTTCAAGAATTCTTTTTCTGGATTTTTCTTTCCATTCATCTGTTTGACTATATATCTCTGCATACCATGCTTGTCTACATTCTTTCGAGCAAAAGAAATGTTCTTGCTCTTTAAATTTATATGGCTTAACATAATGTTGCTTACCACAATATGAGCACGGTGTTAAGATAGATTCAAATCTAGGATTTAATTCTCCAACATTTTTAGTCTGCCAAATATTTTGGCACTCATCTGAACAGAATCTTTGTTTACTAAGTTTAGAAACCTCGAATAATGCTCCACAAATTTCACACTCTCTAAATTCGAAATGGGCTTTATGCAAATAATCTTTTTGACATTTCATTGAACAAAAATTATTTTGATTTTTTTCTTTCTGTCTATCAATATGATACTTTCTTCGATAAAATGTTTTTCCACAATTATCACACACTATATCAGTTCCAGTGTGTTTAGAATTAATATAACATTCATGTGAACAAAATTTTGTTTCTTTTGATTTTAAACACTCAAATTCCTTACCACATTGTGGGCACACCTTCTTTATCGGTACCCCTCTCATAAAATCACCTCCATCTTTTGTATTTTTGTAATTTTAATAAATCTTTCCTAAGTCTTGTCCACCTCTGGATTTTGACTTATATAGCCACTTTTAACGTCGGCAATATTATTTACCGACAGAATTTGGATCCTGTAATACTTTATTCTTTTATATTTAATACGTTTCGCAACAACGTATTGCGTAATAACATGCCAATATATTTCTATATTGAATAGACCATATCTTCATCCTCAGCATTACCTGTTAGGAGCACACCATTTCGTTTAAAGGTATTTAACCAACGCCATTTGCGATTGCGTCCTACTCCTATTGATTTGAGTATTCGGGATTTTACCCTTATTTTATAATCAATTAGATATTCTCAAATCCCTTCATGGGGATGGTCGTTGAACCTTTTGCTTGATTTTAATTTTGTATTGTACATTATATCACAAAATTTAAATTTGTCAAGCAACTTGGATGCTGATTGCCCAATCTTTATAATTTTTGAACATTCACACCTGTTATTACTAACTATGCTGTAGTTTATAAAGCTCTAAGGGTTTCCCAGCAGTTAAATGTGTTCAAATCATATATTTCTATATGAACAGCCATAAAATATAGCTGCAGCAACCAGTGCTACACTTTGCTCAAGATTATTACCGGCAGCCATTAAGGAGCTTGCAGAATCTTGTAACGCTGTTGCAATTCCGTCACTTGAGATTGCAAAATTGTTACCAATTTCATTTAACACGTCAACTACGTGCATGCTATCTTCTGCGGCATATCCATATCATATTATTGAACGAGATTCGCAACATCTCGTTTGTTGTTAATTATATTGCTTTATTATTTATAATATTGTTTAATGCATTTAGCAAATAACATTTTAAATTTTTACGTTCCCAGTATGGAATTCTAATTAATATGATATTATTATCCGAACAATATTTTGTTTTAATATAATCGTGTTTTTTTATAATATTTAATTGCGCCTCAGCCTCTTCTATAGACATATTTCCTCTTGGAATTGGCTTATAATGCCCCTCGCCATCAGCCTCAATTAAAATATTATAATCAGATATATAAAAATCAAATGGTAATGGATTTATGTCTCTACAATCATAAAAAGTGTATTGGTCTTCATAATTATACCCAAAATCATCTAATAACTTAGATACTTCAATCTCAAATTTAGATTTAACACATTTTGGGCATCTACGCCCATTAGTAAGATTTGGCCCATTTGTATCCCATATATGGCCACACACTCTACATTTCGCAGTAATTGGTTCAGAATATTGAGTATATTCAATAATATCAACAAGACCATGAAGTTCGTCTAGTTCTTTTTGTAAATCATCTTTACTTCTATATTTACCAACACAATAACCACACTTACCAGTGTTCTTTTTTAAATTATCATATTTAATCTTTTGAATTCCCTTTTCAATATGTTTTGGACATATTATATGTATGTTGACCTTATTTGATTTATTTTTATCATTGTCATAATCATAACCTGCATAAATAAATCCCTTAGATTCTACTAATTCTTTTAATTTTTCCTCTGGGATTTTATGCTTTTCGGTTCTAGACTCTATCCCACACTGTTTACAACCTCGTCCACAATTAATCATTATGTCATACGTACTTGTTTTAATACCATATTCTGGGTGCTTAGTACATATGTATTCAAATTTATTATTTGAGCGATGAATATGATCGGTTAATAAAACATATCCCCTTCGTTCACATTCTTGTTTAATTTCAGTTGTATAATCTTTTATGTCATCAAAACGTTTACTCTTTGCACACCAATTACAATAATGTTTTCCTCTCGTAACACTATTCCATGTAGTTTCGAATTTTTTACCACATTCACATTCCCATAGCATATTTTCTTTGTTCCCGTTATATTCGGTACTTAATCTTTTCATAGTTAAGCTATTATTGGCTAAAAACATATCAATATTATCTAGGCTATATTGATTTTTAGCATGTATTGGTGACGGTTTCCTTCCAGACAATATATCGTTTAATCTAACTTGATATTTATAACCTTCTTTATCTATACAGAACATAGCGGACTGTATATTTTTATATTCGTCTTGTAAAATTAAATTATGCTGTAATAATATTTCTTTAACTTCTTCCTGATTATATTTCATAAAAGCCACCTCCTTTGCAAATAAATAACAAATCATAAAACAACAATAATTAACAACACTTACACTTTCATGCAAGATTAGACTATTTCTTCACCTTCAGCTTTATCTGTTAAGGGTACACCTTTTCCATTGCCATTAGCTTGCAATGTACGAGCTGACATAGCTCTAGTCGTTGAACCTTCTCCTATACTTATTATAACACATTAATTTTGTGTTGTCAAGTACTTAGGAGCTTGGCTGCACGAACATCCATTATAAAGTTACTTAGGATTTAACCATATAACCATCCTTACGTTGTTTCTGCTTTCGCCCCATCATAATCTCCTTTCGGGATTATTGTGGTGTAAGGCTTTAGGAATTACCTGCAATTAAATGTATTATAAATTATATATTTCTATATAATCAGGCATATTATGTTTGCCTGAATGGTCGAAATTAGCGCTTCTGAAGCTTTGTCGGCATCAGTAAACTCAGAAACATTTAATAGAACGGCAGTACTCTTAGCAAGATCTCCTGCCTGTTCAATATTATAACCTAATCTAGCCCAGTTTGCAGCCATGTTAGTCAAATCAGATGTCGTAGCACCAACATTTGCGCCAGTCTGGGCCATTGTATTCAAGAATTTTGCATACGTTTCATCAGTTTCGTCAGTTACCTTTTTGAGTTCTGTTAATGCGGAATCAATATCTTTAACATACTGAATGCCCTGTTTAATTTGGCCAATGACCCTTGTCATCACGCCCATAGACGTCATATATGTTAAAATTTCTTTGGACTTTTTCTTTAAAGAATCAAATGCGCTTTTGAATAAACTCGTTGATTC